AACGTGTTTGCATCTGTGTTACTAGTCGCTCCTAGTACAATACCTTTTCCAGCAGTTGAGAAAAAGATGTCACCTGTTTTTATATCAACATCACCATCATCTTTAATTCTCATTCTTTCTACAATTGAACCAGCTTCTGGTTTAGTTATAAATTGTAACTCCCCACCAGAATCATCCCCAGCGTTAGAATCGCTTGTTGTTGCTATTCCTCGTATCCATGCAATCGTTTGTCCTTGTGCACCTGTACTACTGTCTGCTGAACCATTGTTAGTATTTATAAACCCAAGATGCCCTACCATATCTGCATCAGCGTTAGACCCTTTACCAAGAGCTAAATAACCACCATTACTCCCGCCTACAACAACTCCTTCTGTGTTTGATGCACCTAACATTGCAGTACTTGCTGTGTCTGTGGTAAGCACTCCAATACCACCACCAGAATTTATCCTCATTTTTTCTGCTAAAGTAGTACCACCATCAGCAGTAGTCCAAAACTCAATTCGTCCAGGCATATCGTTGCTTCCTGGAGTACCATCTACAGCACCACGAATTGAAGCTACAGGATGCGCTCTATCACTACCATCAGCACCTACAAAATTAATAATTCCGACATCATCCCCATCTTGAATAATCGTATCAGAATTTACAGAAGTTCCTCGGCTTTTACCTAAAACTAAATACCCACCAGCATCATCATTTGCATTTCGCCAAACACTTAAAGAACCTGTGTCATACGTTGTACCCTCTACTTGAACTCGTGGTGAGATACCACCGATTGTTTCTGGTGTACTAAATCCTACTAAAACCTTACCAGCAGATGTTAATCTCATTTTTTCTGCAGCTGTTTCACTTGCACCAGTTTTAAATACAAGAGAGGTTGCATTTGAACTTGAACTGAAATCACCTTCTGATATTGCATCAATGCCAGCTGCAACTAATACTGCATCTGTACCTGCTCCCTCATCTGGTGCTTGGAAACTAATTGTGCCTAAAACATCATCAGCAGCAATGTCATTGTCACCAGCTTGAAAGGTCAATGTAGGATATGTGTTGTCTGCTGTTCCAACCATTTTTAAAACAAGCCCACTATTATGAACATGACGCAATTCTATTTCGCTATCAGCACCATAAAAAATAGAAGATCCATCTGTTAATAAATTAAGATCACCACCAGAAGTTAAACTCATCTTCGTAGCTGCTGCTTCACTGGCACCTGTCATAAAGTCTATTGACGTAGCATTAGCATCTGCTGCAAAATTACCTTCACTTCTTGCTTGGATGGCTGCTGATACTAATATCGCATCTGTCCCAGTTCCTTCATCTGGTGCTTGAAATGCTATTTTTCCTATTACATCATCTGCAGCTAAATCGGTCTCCCCTGTTTGCAATGTAAGTAAAAATGGGTTATCGTCTGCTGTTGCTGTTGATTTTAATATTAATCCGTCATCAGGGTCATGGGTGATTGTTACATCTAAATCAGCACCAAAAGCTAAAATAGCACCATCACTTTTTAATTGCACATCATGGTTAAATATTGCTGTTCCAGCATCGCTTCCATCTAGTGTAAGAAAAGTTGTATCAGAACTGCCATCAGTACCTTTAAATATAATGTCCGTATCATTGCCTTGTGCATCAATCGTAATATTACCAGACGATGTAGAAAGAGTAACAGCGGCATCACCAACCGTTAAATCATCAGAAGCCAAACCACTTACAGTAGCTGCTGCCCAAGAAACATCAGTACCATCAGATTTTAAAAATGTACCACTAGAACCAATAGCTAAAGCTGCTGGATCTCCACTACTATCACCATAAATAATTTTACCTCTAGCCAACCCAGCCATTTTTGCTAATGTTACAGCATTGTCTTGTATGTCGGCTGTTTCAATAGTGTCATCTGGAAAAACGGGAACTTGTGCAAATGTAACAGCACCACCATCGGCTATCGTCATGGCATTGTCACCATCAGTATAATCAATCGTAGCTGTTTCAAGACTACCCGAATTGACAGTTAAACCAGTTGAATCAATTGTTACTCGTTTTGTATCATTTGCATAAAAATTAATTTGATTGGCTGTTTCAAAATCTATCTTTGTTTCGTCATCTTCTCCGATCTTAATATCCGTAGCAAGAAGAGAAGTAATGCCAGTTTGTGCTGCATCTACATTTAAAGTATTTGTAGATAAACTTATACCAGTTCCAGCAGTTAAGGCTGTTTTAGATACAGCAATAGCTGCACTAGATTTTATATCAGCGTTAACAATGTTTGTTATTGTGTTATTGTCAGAATCTATACTTTTGTTTGTTAAAGTATCTGTTGATAAACGAGATACTAATGTTGAGTTACCACCAGTAGGCAATGTTAAAACATCTGAAGCACTTGCAGAGTGTGGCTGTGCCTGTAGTGTCTGTGCGTGAGCATTACTAGATTCACAGTAAAACTTTAGCTTGGCAACTGATCCACTATCTGTTTTTAAGTCTATCTGACCACCTTCAACTGTAAGGTCATCTCCAACTGAAACATCCCCTGAGACAGTTACGTTCCCCTCATGGGTCAATCGCATCTTCTCAGATGCTGCTTCTGAAGCTCCTAATTTAAATACCAAATCCGTATTATTAGCATCTGCTGCAAAAGTTGCATCTGCTTCAGCAACGATTGATGCAGACGTTAATATAGCATCCGTTCCACTAGCTTCATCAGGTGCAGAAAATTCTATTGCCCCCAATACACTTCCATCTGTAATAGTAGTGTCAGAAGATTGTAACTTTAGTATTGCACCATCGGAAGATTTTAAAGTGACATCATCGGAAGCATCTAAAAACACTGCCTTGTCAGCAGGATATGTCATAAAGATTGTTCTTGTACCAGATGACCAGTTCACAGCATTGTTAGAATTAGAACTAGCCAGAACAGTTGTTCGGGCAAGCGTTGTTCCAGAAGACGTAAAAGTTCCTAGTCCAACCTCAAAATCTGTATTGTCCGTACAAGCGTAATAAGTTGTGTCGCTGTTGCTTAAATTAGCCGTAAAAGTCTCAAAGCCAGTAACAGCACCAGCAAGCGTGTACGTTCCTGTACCTGTTGTGGTTGTGGTTTCCTTAACTCTGTCTTTTATTGTTAAAGCCATTACTTCAACTCAATACTCAAGTTTGTTGCGTTAATTCTAAATATATCATTCTGTGCTAATGTCTTACTTGCATCCAATTCTCCAACAAACAGTATGTTACCACTTGAACTTGCATCGGCTATAATCACATGAGTAATCGTTACATTGCCACTATCTGACTTTGCTGGAAACTCAATTGCACTTGTGTTCTTGGCTGTCTGTGTATCTGTTGAGTCAGCACCTATTGTTGTCCAACTAGCTGCGGCAACTTGCTGTCTTGCATAAGCACCAAAACTTGCTTCTGTTACTGAACCTGTTTCAGCGGCAGATACGGCTGTTGCTAGTCCTACATAAATACTGTCACCAGGACTTGCAAAAGTAACGCCTCCTATAGCTGCATTGTTTTTAAATAAAAAGTTTAACAACCTTCTTTCTAAATAATTGGTTGCTGCATTTGAAGTTGCCATATTTTATCTCCTATGTTCTTTGTCTTCTAGGTAGCCCTTGCCTATAAGCATCAGCGTTTTCTCTGGATTCAGCAAAATCTTTTAATCGGCTTACTTCTTCCATAAATCTATCACTATACATTTTTATCACATCTGGTTCACCTTTCATAAATATATACGCTTCTACAAGCGATCCGTAAAGCATAGCGTTAATAGAGTTTTTACTTAACCAAGTTGTTGTTGTATCACTTGATATAGCTGAAATAGCTGAACTGTGAGAAGTTGTACCACCTGTAACTGTTTCTCCAACAGTAAAATCTGTTGTTGGAACTATTATTGTAAGTTTATTTGTACTATCATCTTTACTGCTAATTGTAGCCGTTGCACCACTAGCAGCACCAGTAATTGTTTCATTAACGGCAAAGCTACTTGTTTGTCCAACAGTCAGAACAATTGTACTATCTGCCAAACTAGTTGGTTTGTAATAGTAATGTAATTCACAAGTGTAATTACTATTTGGTGTAGGAGCTAATATAAAGTTATCAACATCAAATCTTGCATAATATTTGGGAACACCTGTAGTTGCAGGATTAGGATTATACTCTTGTACAAAGTTAACATCTTTTTCTAATAAAAATTGAACATTACTAGAATTAGTTATTGACAAACTAAATGGAGAAAAAAAGTCTGTCGGTACAGATAAAAATTTATCAGAAGAACTTGTTGCACTTGTTACATTTTTACGAAATACTTCAAAATCAATCATTTTAAAAAGACGATTTTCTGTAGATCTAATAAAATTTCTTAAATTATTTTTAAAAGTTGTTTCAGAATTTTCTGTATAATCTTGAATAGCTGTTTTTAATGTTGTTAATGTATAACTCATTTAATTCTCCAATGTTACAGGACCAGCCGAAGCTATTTTACCGCCACCTTTTATCGAACCTGTTGTAGCTGTCGCAGAAACACTAACTGTATAATTGTCTGTATCAACAACACTTGCTATGGCATAACCTATTGCTAGTTCCATTACAGAAGAAGATATACCATCAAAAGGAGCCACATCTCTAAAACGAACTTGGCTAGAAACGGTTCTTCCATGTGAATGTTCTTGAACTGTAATTGTAGTAGAGCTTTGTCCTGATGTTCCTGTTGTAAAAGGATTAACTCTTAACAATACAGATACTACAGGTTCTGATCTTGAAGGTCTTGAATTACGCAATGATTCGAGATCAGCTTTTTTACGAGTAGGGTCAAGTTGCGGGTGCTTTACTTCAAATTCATCTTTGCCAACCATAAATCCTGTCCACTCTTTACGCATATCTCCTAAACGATAACGAAATCCAGAACGATCTGAAATTCCCCATGCGTTTTTCGGGTTTGCAAATTTTGACATTAACCTACCTTATAGTAATCCATACTAGGAGTTATATTAAAAGATGATCTATCTCTATCTTCTGCCATAGCACGATCAAATTCTTCTTCATAAATATTTTTTAATAATTGTATACGATCTGGAGCACGTTTTAAAGATATATAATATGCTAAACCTGCTGTTAAACATGGGTAAAAACGAAAAGGTACTTCTACAGTGTTTGTATGAGCATCAGCATCATTCATACGTGTCAAAGCGTCATAATAAAGAACGTCTGTGGAATTTTCTGGTGCGGGCCATATTTTAAGATTAGGAGTTATTTGTCTATCTAAAAAATATTGCGTGGGTCTTCCTGTCGTTGCTTTGTTAGGAATAGTTAAATAATCATCACGACTTATTCTTGTTACACTGTAATCTGTACTGCTTCTTCTAAGAACAACAGACAATATATCAATAACATCTGTTCCAAGAGAATATTCTGTATCATCAGCTGCTAATGCTTGAGTTCTTTGAACAATTGTCCATTGATTTAAACCACGATTAGCCCATTCAGCTAACATTAAATTAAGTGATCTTTTAGCAGTTTTTAAATCATAACCTGTACGAATTTCTAATCCACATCGTTCAAATGCTTCTTCTATATAGTCATCTACAGCAGGTTCAAAATCAGTCGATCCAGATAAAGCCATTTTTACCTCATATAATTTGCGTAATAAGAATTAAAACCAAAGAACATAGTTGAGCGATAGCTAAGATAACTATCGCCCATATTTTTTGGCTTAAAGATTTAATATCTTCCTTTAAATGAACAAGGTGATTATTTTCTATAGTATCTAATCGTTGATTAATTACTTTTATATCACCTTGTATTTTGGAAGACATTAGTACCCTTTTCTTACTTGCATGATAATTGTATAAGTATCAGCACTTGAATGTCCAACGGTAGTAAACTTTATATCACCTGTTTTACCACCTCCAGAATTGTTCGGAATACCGCCAAAAGGAGTATAATCGTGATAACCAGATTGATTTTCTCCTAGTTGTATTGCTAAAATATCTGTTGAAGCATCAAACAAAATACTTACTTTCATGCCTGTACACTGCCACCATATTTTTTCAATGGTTGCATCAGTACAAGCTCGTCCACTTGCATCGGATGCTAAAGCACTAACATCAACTTTTGCAACAGCACTTTCTCCACTGCCATCACTAATGTTTGTAAACTTTAAAACAGCCGTTTTTAAGCCATCTTGTATAGTTTGACTTGCTACTGCATCAGCCATTTAATCCTCCTAAAAATGTAGGGGGGGAATTTCACCCCCATTTATAATTACTCGTTAATTATTCTACTCATTTTTACATAATGACAATGAATTGCTTCTGCAGCTCCTGCACCAGCTTCAATCCCAATGTAAGGAATTAAATCAATATCATCAGTCATTGCAGCTGATTTAGTTGTTCCAGTAGTAACCGCAGTTCCACCTGTGCTTCCAGATGTGCTTGTTACGTTGTACTGAACACCATTTACAAAAATAGACATTTGTCTTGAACTATCAAACTCTATTTTTAAATGATAAATTGTAGAAGCAGCTACAGTTATTGGTAAAACACTAATATGATCAGTGCCACCAATACTATGAATAAAATGCAGTTTTGTAAAATCATCAAACGCTTCAGAGTTTGTAGCATCTGTTTGAAACTTAAAGTATGCTTGGTTAGCATCTGTCGCTACTAACTGGTCATTCGTAAGTTTTAAACCAGCCCAAGACTTTTGGTTGTCAATTGCAGGTAATGCTATTGATGTTTCCCAATGAACTTGGTTTTCAGTGCCCCATAAACATCCAGCCCATGCTGTTGCAGCAGTATCTAAATGTGGAGTAAGTATTGCTTGGTCTTCGTCTGCACCTGCTGTAGTTGCCACAATTCCTGCTGATGTTGTATTAAATGTACATAACGCTGTAGTCATATTAGTTCCAAGTGCTTCCCAGTTTCTGTTCAAAGCTCTTTGAACTTCAACTGTAGATACTTGGTCAATATTTGCATTTAAACCTGGTCTTTGTAAAAACCATTCGTCTAAATAAAAACGTCTTGTATCTTGTGGGTAATCTCCAAGAGTTCTATCTGATACTAAACCAGTAGTAGAATCTTTACTGATTAGTTTCATCCCATTTTGTGACCGTATTGGTCCTGAAAAAGTTGAGTTAGCCATGTCAATCTCCTTGTCTTGGCAAATGTCTACTTAATTGTAGTCAAGGTTTTTTTTACTATATAATAAAAAAAGGCGACTTGTAAAGTCGCCCTTTAACATTTGTTCGGTTTATTATTTAAGCACCCGGTGAACCAAAAACACAGCGAGGGTCAGAATATCCAAAAGAATATCTTTCTCTTGCTTTAAATCTCATGTTACCAGTGTCAAAATCATCTTCCATCTGAGTCTTTAAAGGAGTTCTTTCAAAGTGTAAGAAACCTCTTGGAGCATCAGTTTTGATAAAAAACGCATCTGTATCAGTTAAAAAATGGTTTACAACGTAGCCATTTGGCAACATACCCATATTTTTCATTGCATTAATATCATTGTCAGAAGTACCAGGTCTTAAAGTAGACTCTAATAAACGATCTGCAACAAATTGTAGTTGAGGCGGAATAATTAATTTCATGCCACGAAGAGCAATAATCATATTTCTCTCATCAACAAATGTTGAAATGTCAATTAAAGCGTTCTCTAATGATGTTTCATTCAAATCAGCCGCAGTTGAAGGCTCATTTGCAAATGTTCCACCACCACCCAGAGGATGATCAGTAGCACAAAGCTCCTTACCATCACCACCAGTGAAAGAGCTACTAAACGCATTGTTTAGTGTAGCAGCAGCTTTAACTTGTTTGCTGTGAGCCATAGAACGAGCTAATGCTCTTGTATATCTTGCACCTAATCTATCGTACAAGTTATCTTCCATAGCCTCTTGCGTTAAAGCAAATGCTAATGCAATAGTTTCGTGAGTGTAACGAGCAGTATAAACTTCGTTAGCACTATCAAAACTTACTCCAGCACCTTCCGACTTAGTTGGGGCGTTGCCAAATCCTGACAACATTACTTCTTCCTCAAATGCACGATCAGAATTTTCCTTATCGTATATTTCAGTATGCTCTGCATCGTATCGGTCATATTCCATGCCGAATAACGCATTTAAACCTGGCTCTAATTCTTTTGCCAGTTGTGCTCTACTTATAGCCATCTATCTATCTCCTTTAAGCTAACCCGGCACCTTTGACACCGAATACATGATTACAAATTACAACATGCACGTTAGTATGTGCAGTTGCGACATCTGAGTTTTCAGGGTCTTGAGAAATGTCTATAGCCTTTAAAGGTAAAGTTGTTCCTGTACCTCCATCAGTGACTTGTAACTCAGCTCCAGAAATTCCAGTAGTAGTGCTACCAGAAGATGTATAGACAATATCAAAGTTACCCAAAAGGTCTGCTACTGGGAAAGCAATTGCAGCTTGAATTTCAAAAATAACCATAGGGTCATCAATGATAAAAGCAATTATATCTGCTGCAGCAGTACTTGCTGGATAGTAGTTACTATAAACTTGCTCTCCAGATGTTGGGTCAGTATATTGACATCCATTAAATACACCAACAATAGGTACAGTTCCACCATCTGCGTGGACTTCTATGCCCCCACCAGTGACTTGCATTACCATGTCACCTTGAAATATAGCTGTATCATAATTGTTAGCAATTCTATATCGGCTTTGTCCTCCAGTGTAAGGTGTTCCACCTATTCTACCTACAGGACGCATTCCAAAAGCGGCATCTTTATTTGCCATTTTCTTTCTCCTTATTATTCATTAAAATTGCGATTTTTCCCAAAAGAAACATTAGAATTTCTTTGAGGTTTTAATTTTGGCATATTAGGATTATTTTCCCTCATCCAATCACTATCCACCGCATCCATTTGTGCCTGTGTTTTATTTCTAAAATATTTGTCACGCTGTTCAACAATTTCTTCTGGAACTCTCGCTAACAACAATCCACCAGTGCCGATAACACCAGCGTTTTTGCCTTCATCAATAACAGGAGCATCAAAATCTGGGTACTCTTCTGCTTTAACAAGTTCATAACCTTCTCGCCTTCTTTTAAAGACGTTATTACGATCATCATATTCCATGACGGATTCACGTATCCACCTATGTTTGTATCCTACAGGTGCTTCAGGTGCATCTAAAGCTGACGGTGGTTTCCATTCGGCTTTTCGCTCTGTTTTTTCACGAGATTGCGAATCTCGACTTTTGCGATCTAAATTATCAACCATTAGCTTTGTCTCCCTGCTTCTAGTTTAGCAACTTCTTTTGCATAACGCTCAAGAGGAATATTCATCTTTTTTGCAAATGCAACTTGGCCCGGTGACAATTCCACCGTCTTTTTTCGCCCAGATTTTACAGACCGTCCATTAGACGTTGCAGGAGCAACAGTTTGGGCGTTTTGCCGTTTCTCCTGAAATTTGTTTGGAAAACTTTCTTTCATTCTTTTATCTATTTCAGCATAGTAATCATCTGAAGTAGGATCAAAACCTTCTGAACCAACAAGTTGTTGATGCAATCCTTGAGCAGCACCTGTCATAACCATATCTGTACCAAACCAATTATTAGACTTCATCCATGTTTGTAACTTAGGATCAAGGTCTTCTACTTTTGGTGGTTGTTGTGGTTGTTGTTGAGCCTGTTGTTGAGCCTGTTGTTCTTGTTGCTGTTGTTGAGCTACATTTTGTTCAGAACGAGCCTTCTGAATACGAAGCCTTTCTTTTTCAATAGCTAATTTAGCAAGAACATCTTGTGCTTCTGCCATTTTTTCAGAATCACCAGAATCATAAGCTTCTTTAAAAAGTCTTTTAGCTTGATCATTTTGACTTTCAACACGAGTTCCATATTCATTAATGTAACCTTGGTCTAAATCATTAAGACGTTTTTTTAAATTTTCATTTTCTGACTTTTGCTGTTGTGCATATTGTAAAGCAGCTTGAGCTTCTTCTAAAGCTTGTTTTCTTTTTGCTGTTAACTGATTAATTCTTTTTTTAACATTGTCAGAATAATCTGTTAATTCATCTTCTTGTGCTGAAACTTCTTTTTCCTGAACATTTGTTCGGGTTTCTTCTTTTTCAACAACTGGTATTTCAGTAGTTTGTTCGGTAGAATTTTCTTCTTCTACTTCAAAAGAAACAGCTTCATTATCTTCTACAGCATTTTGTGTCTCAATATTCATATCTTTTCTCCAATCTCTTTATACATAGGAAATATCACTAGGGTCAAGTATTGTTGCGATAATATTGTCATCATTTATCAATCTTACCTCTAAATTCTCAACTTTAAAGCGATTTCCAGCATATCTTCCCATAAGAACCCAACTTTTCTCAGAACACCACGCTCCTGTTGGGAATTTCCCATTGTCAGAATAAGCATCTGGTCCAAGTTTAACGACATAAGCGGCTACTGTTGCAAAACTTTCACGATCTCGTGTTGCATCAGGTATGTAAACACCGCCTTTTGTTTGAGAACCCATATAATAAGGTATAACAAGTATCCTATATCCTACAGGTTGGGGAAGCCTTTCCAAAGCAGAACTGTCTAATTTGGAAGGGTCTTTTGAGTTTGGGTCAGTTTCTTGTTTTGGAAATCCTTGTTTTATTGCGTTTGGGATTTCATTTGTTGCTCCTTTTTTACGTGCGTTAGCAATTCTTTCTGGCACGAATAGTTTTTTAACCATCTTCAATCTCTAAACCTTTCATCGCAGCTTTTATTTCATCTTCAGCGTAAGTCATGCCACGTATCTGACCTACAATGAACCGATAGTCCTCTATGGATTCTATCGCACCATCCGAAAGCGTAACCATAAAGTTTTGTTTTCGCTCTCGTATGTTCTTTAACAAATGTTCGGCTAAATGTATTCCGTCCATTTATTTACCTTTTTTATTCATTAATTGCAATCCTGTTTTACCGAACCTGTATCCAAATGAACTTCCAATACAAATATACAAACAGGTGGAGAACCAATTTGGCGTGGACTCCTCAAGAAATATAAATCCTTCCCTAACATATTCTTGCGAAAAAGGCAAAAATGAAGCCACTAGGATTGCCCCAAAAATTAGGGTCCAAAATTCATCTTTCCATGATCCTGCCATTTGTGCTGTAAGGTTTTGCTCATTAAGCATATCTGATGTCGCAGAAGTCTCATAGACCTTCGCTTCGGCTTTGGCTCTAGCGACTTTTACTTCTGTTTCAGCTTTGGCTTTATCCATTTTCCCTTGAATAAATGTACCAGCGATATTAGCAATAGGGCCTATTAATGAAGCAAACATTATATAATCTCCGCTTTACCACGTTTTTCTAGTAGTTCTGCAAAATCTTTTTCTTTTTTACCGCCATCATACGCCCAAGCATATCCTTCATCAATCATTAATTGATTGACAGATACAGGAGAGCCATCAGCATAAATCCAGCCAAGCATTCTTCCATATTTTCCATCTTTCTCTGTAGCTATTGTCAATACTTCAGCTTCTCTTAATTTTCTTTCTAAAACGATTTTAGCTTCTATACCAAATTTTTTTTCATCCCCATCACTTGTTCGACTTTCAGGGCTGTCTATCCCCGCAACACGAACACGTTCTTTTTTTGTAAGACTAAAACCTAAGTCAATATTGACATCTACAGTGTCTCCATCAACAACTTTAACAACATCTTTTATTTTATATTCATACATTAGCACTTCCACCTTTTTCTAGCTTGTCGTAAACGACTGTTTGGATTTTTAGCTGCTTTAGGGAATTTTTTCATTTGTCCTGCACTTCTAGCACAATACGATTTTCTACGCTTAGAAGCTTTACTACCTTTTTTTACTTTTCCTGTCACAGCACCTTTTAATTTACTACCAGGATTATCTCTACGATATTTAGCAATACCTTTCTTGGTCATACCAGCACCTTTTTTAGTAGCTCTCTTATGACCCCCACCTATGGTATGACCTTTCATACTACCTTTTTCTTTTGCCATCGTTATCCTCATTATATAAATTATCAAAAACTTTGTTTACATCTAATGTATAGTCTAAATTAGATTTTGAATAATGTATATGTTGTGAAGGTAAAAAATCTGGAGCACCTTCACCTGTTTCAAACCATGCTGGATGTGTAACACGAACTCGGTTATTTGGCAATGCTACTATGTTTCCTGTCCATTCTCCTGCATCAAGTAAATACATAACGTGACTTTGTTTATGTTGTGCTGGATCATCAGCAATCTCACTATCTGTATAATCAACTGTAAACAAATACTTTGCTGGATACATCTCCCCACCTATCTTTGCAAGCCAAGGACATGGAGTAGCTCTATCTAAAGTATAGACAGCATGCGTGTGAGATGAACAATCCCAAGGTTGAACATCATGTACTTCCATAGGTTCGGGCCATTCTTCGACAGGTATGTCAGACATTAAAGCAGTTATAGGCATTCTAGCCCACATAGCTCCGCCATGCACATTTGATTCGTCTGTATCGTCTGTCTCACAACCTGTGAATATTACTTGAAAACTTAAACATCTGTTAGGCATGGTTGTTACAGCTATAGCCATAGCATGTAAAAACTCTCCGTGATACCTAAGATGATTACAAGTATATTCCCTTCTCACCCAACATTTAAATTGAGGAATATTACTTTGCAAATAGGGCATTACTTCTTGACTAGTTTGTAGCCTTTCTTATTAGCCGCTGATCTAATCTGTGCTACAGTCATTACTTTACCGCCATTTTTCATGCCTTTAGACTTAACTTTACCGCCATTTTTCATGCCTTTAGGTCTAACTTTACCGCCATTTTTATAGCCTTTTTTCTTCATCATTGTAATTCTCCTATGTTTTTTTTCTTCTTTTTAATGATTTCACTCTTCTAGGTCTACCCGCAGGTTGCCCTAATCTTTTCTTTTGTGCTATTCTAGTCCTTTTTTCTGTCTTTGTCATCTCCCCAGATGTTTTAGGAGTCTTTTTTGATATTCTTTTACTTGGTCTGCAATACGGAGTGCCTCGTTTCTCACCTTTTTTTCTTCCACAAGCCTTTCCTGTACGGACATCTTTCCAATCTTCTTTAAACCATCTTTTTAAAGCTAAACCTGATTTTGTTTTACGAACAGCCATTAAAAAATCCTAGTTGTTTTCCGTCTTGAATTTTCTACTTGACCACAGCCTTTAGCGATAAAACCACCTTTATTCATCTTTACAACACCACCTAATGCTTTTTTTACAGTTGATTTACCATAATTGGCAGCACCAACTTTTCGACATTTTGCAATAGCACCAGAAGCATAAGCTGATGGAAAAACTTTATAACGTGCTTTAACTTTTCTATAACAAGCATCTTTTGGCATATTTTACTCCTTTTGGTGAGGGGTATCAATGGCACCCCTGCGATAAATACCCCTCATAGTATTATTCAATTACTACATCTTCTGTGTACAATGTAACTTTCTGCTCTAACAACTTTAATTGTATCTCAATATCTCTCATTCGTACAATACTTTCGCTTACAGATTTTGGTGGCTCCCATTCATCTATCCATGTATCATTTTCTTCCACTTCAATAGTCAACATATCCATTTGGTGTTCAAGAAATGTAAGTCTTTCGGTTAAGCCAAAGTACAGCCATACTGATAGTCCTGTTAACGCAATCATAGATATTAAATTCCTTAAAGGAATATTGATATGACTGTCATCACTGATTTTTAATTCTGATTTACTCATTATTATTTCTCACTAAGTATGATTCTTTTTCATCAAAAACAAAAATTGCTTTTTCTTTTTCTGTTTCCTTAACTAATTCTTTTTCAAACTTTTTTTTAAATTTATTAATTCTCATTCTTAATCGTATTACTTTTTCTTCTAAATCCATTTTTTTGTTTACCACTTAAATATTTAGGGTCATTACTCTCCTTTTTTAGGTATGCAGTAAGTCGTGACGTAAACCCTTGAAAAAGCCGTTTGCTGATGCACGTTCTGGGAGCGGACCTTTTCTGCATATCTAAGGCACGTATCCAGATCATTGAAATAGACATCTTCTTGTATCTCCGTTCCGTGTAAAATGACAATTAAGACCCATATCACCTACTGGGAAACATTTGCTTGTGTATTAGAAACATTTGAACCATAACCACCACCAAACATACTCCCAAACATACCACCTAAACCACCCATAAATGGATTTTGCATCATATTATTACCTCCAAAACCAGGAAGTTGTTGAAAAGGTTGCTGAGTAGGTTGTTGTTGAAACATCTGACCTCTTCCACTTCTTCCAAACATACCACCCATGAATGGACTCATCATTCCACCAAACATTCCATGTCCACCATATCCACCATAAGGTGACATACCAAACATACCTAATCCACCAAAGGGTGATCCATAACCACCCATCATACCCCCAAAAGGTAAACCAAACATACCTCCCATTTGACCCATAAAAGGTCGAGGTTGTTGAAAACGATTTTGATTAAATTGTTGTCGAGCTAAATCCATCATTTTTTGGTATTGTTCGTTAATATCCATTGGTTCTGAAGGTGGTTTTACAGAAGGATCATATATAGGTTGGTCAAATTCAAAAGAGTCTTCACTAGGTTGTGGTGTTGGGGAACCATCTAAATCACCCAAAAGTTTTTTTAACTTAGGCAATTTTGTTTTATCATCAAAAATACCTCCAGTACTAAAAGGATTTGGACTTTCTCTTTCTTGTTTTTGATAATCTTCAGCCGTATATTGAGGAAAAGGTCCTGTACCATATTTATGAAAACCATCTGCTGGGCCTGAATATCCTGTTGGATAAAACATTTGAAATCCCATTATTTACCATTCTCCTTTGAACGAGTGAAAGCAGTCGTTCCCATAAAAGTAGCAACAATACCTAAATTTGCCACAACATACGTTGAAAGTAAAGCTGTTACCATTTCAACTCTTGTATCGGGTATTATAGGTGACATAACCAAAACAATAAGAAATATAGAAGACAAAGACGATACCCAACAAAGCATACGCTGTTGATCTTGCATTTTATCATTATTCTCAAGGCGTATCATTCGCTCTTCACGAGCTATTTCTTCATCGGTGACAATTCCGTCACCATCCAGATCATGTTTTAAAAATTTACTGTCTTTTTGAAGTTGTTTTGCCATTACTTATCGGTAAGCCATTTAAAAAACGGCTTCCTCTTTTTAGACCCAACAAATTCTTTAACCAAATCCATAATGGTTTTTTTGTTTTTTACCCATGCTTCATTGGCTTCTGTAAAAGGGTCATCCCCTATGTATTGACCCTTTTCATCTCTTGCTCGTTTTAAATCTTCTGTGCTCATCATAATTATCCTTGTTGTCGTTTCATGTAAATTAAATAAAATATCCATATAAAAGCAATACCTATAACCGTTGCTCCAATAATAATACTTGCTATTTCTAATACTTTTCTACGCATTTCAGCTTGAGCATACAAAGTTTCCTGACGCTGTTTTCTAATCTTAACTTGCATTTTTAACAAATCATTCCAAGCATTCGGTCCATGCGTCATATTTATCCAAGTGCGAAGTTCGTCTTCCATAGCTTCAGCTTTCTTCTTAGCAGCAAAAGCATCCATTGCTTCCTGTTCAACTGAAGAACCCGCAAATAATTTCTTAAACATAGGAGGGTTCTTCGCCATATCAACAGAATGGTTAACATCTGAAATAGCCCCCATCCAACGCCCTAAATCCGAATACATAGATTCCACGTCACGCCCTGCGGAAAAGCCTTTTTTAATTAGCGTGAAAGCGGAACTAGCCGCAGCGATTGCCGTTACGGGGTCCATTTAAAAAACCTTGCAATTAATAAATCCCACTATTTCTTTTGCCACTTGTTTGGCTGGAAGTTCCACCTGTTACTGCTCCACCTTTACTATAGTTTTTAACTTCTTTACCTGTTCTTTTTCTTGAACCAACTTCAGGAATAGGTGTATCTATAGTTTTTTGAAGATTTTTAAATGTTGTAGCTAAACCTTTAGTTGATATATCATAAGGCATTTTTAAAACTTGACCAGTACGTTTTGCAACTTCTTTAAACTCATCAAATTTTGTATATTCTCTACCTTTTCTTCTTGAAGCCATAGAGCCACTCTTTTTAGCTTCACCACCTCCATTATAGCCTTTAACTTCACCACCTTTTTTCATAAAACCCATTTTATTACGAACTTCAGTTGGTAATTTACCTAAACCTTTATTACCTTCAGGTACTGACTTTAAGTTTTTTCCCATAACTATTTCTCCTTCTTCTTTGGTCTACCTTTTTTCTTTGCCTTTGGCTCTGTAACTTTAGGTGTAGCTTTTACCTCACCACTGTCAACCACCTTTTCCACTACAGGTTCTTCAACCTTTTTTACAATAGTTTCTGCTACAGGTTCAGGTATTACACCTTCTTTAACTTGTCTTCTTTCTACCTTTTTCTGTTTTTCAACTTGATAGACTTTTGCCATTACTGAACTAACCATTTTTAGACCTCCTATTGTTAGCGTTAAATACTGCAATATCTTTTTGAGCCTGTATACGCTCTTCTGCAATACGTGTTTTATCATCTAATGTCTCCTCTTGGATATCAATTCTCTGTTGATCGACAAGACGCTGATTTCTTTCTTTTTCACGTTCAAGTTCTTGTTTCTTTTCAAATTCTTCAGCTTTACGCTCTACATCCGCACCTTTTATAGACAATTCCTGTTTTCGTATTTCTACTAACGGGTCATCACCTGAAGATGGGGAAATTGTTTGAGCATACTTTTCTGTTAACTCACCAATAATCTCAGCAGCACGATTTTCAACTTGACTTTGAATCTGTTGCATCATTTGTGGGTTTTGTTGCATCATCATTTGTTCTTCTGGCGGTATTTCTGACATAACTTCGGCTTGTGCCATAGCTTCAGCCATCATACCTATGTGCTCTTGTATATGACCTTGCAATGTCATAACAATAGAAGCATTCATTTGTGCAACAGGCGTAGACAATATCGCCAGATGTGCTTCAATATGAGCTTCGTGATTTTGTTGAGGGAATGCCTGTAATCGACCACCTCTCATTGCCTCTTGGTTTTCTTTAGCAGGGTTCATCGGCATTGGTTGTTTTGGTTGCGGTAATAACTGATCAATGTTCGATACACCTAAAGCTTCATACATCTTACGATAAGCTTGATACAAACCTTGTTCACCACCATGAATTTGGGGATTGCTTTGCACAAGTTGCAATTCAGTCTGTGCCAACGAGATACGTTGCGACATTGAAAAAATGTTCGGGTCACTTACTGGAATAACATCAATACGGTCATCAAAGTCAGTTTGCTTCACCATAGGAGGAGCACCGGGCACTTGATACGGATAAGGTGTTGCAACTTTAGCAAAAACTTGAGCTAAAAGTTTAAATTCCTGTTTTTGTGAATAATGAAGCCTTTTATGGATAGCACTCATTACTTTTGTACCACGTTCCATAATTGCCATCGTTGTTCCAACAGGTGTTTCTCCACCCATCTCACTAATTTTCATGTCAGCCATAGAAGCAAAACGTCTACCTGAATCAACCAACGTACCAAGCAATTGATACAATGTTCCAGATGGCTCTTTAAAAGGTAATGGCATCAATGATTGACGTATATCCATACCTGCAACATCAATGTCTCTAAACTCACCGGGTGATAAAGGTGTGTCTTCATCTCGTATTCTTGCACCCCTTGCTTTAAAGCCCGCAGGTAAATTACTTAATGTTCCTGCATCAATAAGCTGTCTTAATAAACTTGTAGAAGCTTTTGCAAGACCCCCCATCATGTGGGTTAAGCCAAAGCCATAAAATCCCAAACCGGGGAGAAACTTATAATGCACAAAATATTGTTTTTTACGCATTAAAGGATCAGATTCCTCATAATTCCTTCTTATAGAAAGTATATCACCAGTTTTTTCTAAAATAGATACAATGTAAGGAAATTTAAGTCCTGTCGGCTCTCCTTGTTCATCCATATCCTCAAAACCTTGCAAATCAAGGTTAGTATGAACTTCATGGATAACCAAGTCTTCATCGTTAGATGAAGGAGACATACCATCAGATTTATCCAGTTCTTCTTGAATATCTGTGTAGTCATTAGATGATGAGCTTAATTCGGGGAGGTCAATATCTTTATAAAACCCTGTAATTTGCAATTTACGCACATCATTTGTACTCATTGTCACAACATGAGTAACACGACTTGCCGTTAATAAATCTGTAGCAGAATAAGGAACAATAACATCTTCTGCATGGACAAACTTACTTACAGCTCTTTGCAAAAGAGGATCAAAATAGATTTTCTTAAAAGTTGAACCTACAATTGGCAAATAAAACAACATCTGGTCTAACTCTGGGTCAAACTCTTCCATTGTGCAAGTTATCTCATAATTCATGTAATTCTTAACACGTTCTGCCTGTTGAACAACTTCGGGTGTTTCTTGACCCATAACATGAACTCTTACAGGTCCACCCGCTGGAAGTAACTCACGATAAGCTTGAGCTTGAAATTGTGTTATGCTTTCTGAGAGAAGCGGATGGATAACACCTGTTGCTCCCTCAAAAGGCTCAGATCGGTCTTCGTAGTTAACACCAAGAAGTTCTAAACCTGACTTATATATTTTTTCCCAATCATCACGAGATGATAAATCATCTTGAATGGATTGTGTTAAATCGCCTGAAACACGACCTAATTCATCTTCATCTACAAAATCAGCCAAGTTAGCATCAAAAGGTATCTGTTCTGTTGGCATAGGTTCGTCTTGAGGAAGTTCACCTATAACAGCACTGCCATCATCCATTTCCATAACATTTGGAGCCGCTGGCATCTCAACAACATCAACAGGTACGTCTGGAATTTGCCCTAGACCTTCTGGGATTATTGGTTCGCCACCTGGTCCTAATGGAATCTCAGCCATATAAACTCTCTCCTAAATCAAATATGTTAATATTATCCAACAAACTTACTCTTCCACCTTCTTTATAAGCTCTTAATGACTTTCCTGACAAGTCTTTGTTTACAGGTATTACCAAATGAGTATTATTTAAATTCTCAGTCCAACCTTCCCATTTAATTGTATCAACATCTACACCCATCTCTTTTGCAACAGATTTAAAAGCAGGTATAGTTGTGTTTTCATATCCTTTTTGTAATTTATTTTGCTTTTCTACAGAAGGGTCCCAATCATACTTTCCTCTACCACCAGCGTTAATATAAGCCTGTGCGTTTGGTAACACTACACCATCTAATCCTTTATCCGCAGCTACCCGCATTAAATCTCTCATCAGCACTTTTGTCCATTCACTTTGTGCAGGTAAAGGAGCATAAGGAATATCGCTAATGTTTGTAGTTTTTTCAAATGCTCTATCTTTATCCATTTTTGCAACAATATATTTTTTTACTGGTTCTGAACTAGTGTCCATTTTAAAATCTGTAGATGATGAATGCAGTTTCTTTAAATATTTTATATTTCCTTCAACATCATCGTCAAATTTGTTTGGTCTAATTAACCAATCTATATCACTAATAATTAGTGCAAGTTGACGATCTCCTTGACCCAATTCAATATGTTCAGCAATTTCAAGAGAACCATCTGGATCAGCATTTTCAAAAAATTTATTTCTTATATACTCTTGTTTTTCCTCTAATGAAACATTGCTTCTTCTTATTTTTTGAAATTCTGGGTCTTTTTTTAAATCTGAAGCTGTTTTCCAAAGATTATCATATATGTCAAAGGAATGAGTGCTACCAATTGGATCAAGTAAATCTGCTATTTCACCATGTAAAGAACTAATTTTACTAAAACTTTGATCATTTGCATTAACACCTTCACTCATTGCTCTTGCTAATTTATGATTGAAGTCTAATTCATCTCTTGGGTTGGGTATTCCCCCCATACCTTCCCACTCACCTAATTTACCACTTATACCCGCTTTTTCAATTAATGCTTGTTTTGCGTTTTGATATTTAATAACAGCAGGAAATTTCTGTAATTCTTTTGTTCCCTCATAATTTGGAATAGAGTATGCAACAAATTCTGAAAGAGCATTAAAAGATTCATTAGACTTACTACCCTCATAACCCATTTGATCGAACAATACATTTTTAGCTTTTAAATTATCTAGGTTACTACCTAAAACTTCAAGCATGGCATCTTCATGTAATTCTTTAAGTCGAATTAAATCATTTGAATTTTCACCTAATATTGAATAATTTGGTTTTATTTCATTAGGAACATCTGAAGCATTTTCTAATTTTAAATCAACAATTTTCTGTTCATATATTGTGCCCAATTCATTGCTAGGACTAATTTCATTTATTAAGTTTTTTTCTTCTATATTGTACGCTTCATTTTTCTGACTATAATCTTTATCTAGTCGTAATTGTTCGTGTTCAGTTAATTTATACCCTTTCCCTGGTCTTCCTTGTGTTCCTTGAGCTTTTGTATGTAAATCAGATTGAAACTCTTCTGGAACAAGATATTTTTTACCATTAGGATGTTCTCTTACAGAAACCCTTGACCAAGCAATGTTACCCCTAGAAAGTGCAGAAGGAGAATCTGAAGATATATGTGCTGTAAAATCAGAAGAACCAGACGCATCATTAATTGTAATCATTCCATAATCTATGGATTCTTTTCCTGCCAACTCTTTACCACCTATTCTTTGGGTTTCTTGAAACATTTGTGGGATATTACCTACATAAATACCACCACCTAGTTCGTTGCCAGTAAAAGGTACGTCATCAAAATCTTTTGGGTCTAGCTTGCCATAATCACTCATAAAATTGCTTCTTGAAACAATTTTATTTTTGTTTAGAGGAATATTTAAATTTTTGATTTTAGACTGCCATTCCTCAGACAAATTCATTAAAGCTCCTGTGCTTAATTTTTGAGGATTAGTTTCATTTATTAAAGTTTGTTGATCAGAACTTAAACTAAAAATATCATCACTATCTTTTAATTGATTTAATCCTGTATCAACTAATTCTTTATCTTTGATACCGCCATCTTTTATTTGAGCATTTTTAATTTGATTATATATCTCTTTACCTGTTAACTGACCATCAGGACTGTCTATAAGAGTTTGTCGAGCAATCACTGTTGAATTAAAATGAATAGGTCTTTCTCTAACAAATTGTGAATCTGGATCACCATAATTTTGTGCGTTATAACTTGTTCTTGATAAATGTAATTTAGCTCTTTCGTTAGGAGTGCCTAGACTCACAGTGCCATAATCTTGACCCTGTGCTTCTAAATACAACTTCTGGTCTTTAGGAAAAGCTTCTTCTGGCGAGATAAAATTAAGATTTTGTTTTTCAGGAACTTTAGCTCCTTTTGCTAATGTATTTAATTCAGAATTAATCATTTTAACAATAGCTTCTTCAGGAAGCTTATTGTCGTTCATCATTCTTATTGCACGATTATAAATATCAGGACGTTCTTCTTGAAAACTTTTCACCATATTTGTAAAATCTGACGTATATTCACCTTTAGCGGGAATCGTTTTAATTGAACCTAAATTTGCCAAAAATCTTTTAGTTTTTAAGGGAAGTTTCATGCCAGCACCAATAGCCAAAGCAGGAATTGCACCAACACCGCTTGCTATACCCGCCATTTGAACTGTATCGCCAGCCGTTCCCAAAGCTTGAAGAGCAGATTCCAAACCTTTACTTGCACCACTAACATAATTGCCTTGTTGAAATTGTGATATGGCATCAGTAACATTCGCCCCAATAGATGGCAATTTGCCTTCCCCAAAAGGATTAGCAGCAAAACCTGCTGCGTCTGCAATACCACCACCCGGTCCTAAACTAGCACCAAATTCTGTAATACCTGTAAGAATAGATTTTGCTTTTTCAGGTGTTATTAAGGGTGCTGAAGATATTTTCGGCTCAAACCCAGCAACCATTTCGGGCATTTTAATTGACAAATCTCTTTGATTAGATAGATCAAATATGTCTTCTACACCCACTAAAAAACACCTTTAAACGCTGATTTTCTTTTTACTTTCACAACGCCACCTTTGTTAAAACGGAATCTTAACTGACCTGTATAAGGATCAATATTGAATTTTACGTTTCTTTTTTTATTATCTTCTGCATTTTTTAATGTTCTTTGCATGGCATTAAAATATTTGTCAGGCATCTTTAACAAGCCTTCTAAATCTGTTGGATTTGCAAAACCAAGCCTTTTACTCATTAGTAATATTCCCTTTTTTCATCTCTATAGGAATCTTCATCTTCATAGTCACTTGGAGTTACAATAAACCCTCCTTGGCGAAAACGCAAGATAGCTTGAGTCATACTATCCGCTAAATCGTCATGTTCTCCATTGGGAAAGGCCGCACATTCTTCAACAACCTCATCGGCAAAATCCTTATCGGGCCTCCAAACCATGCCACTTTCAAAAACGGGAGCACACGCATTCATACGTGTAAATTTGTCAGCACCACGGCTTGGAGTAAAGGGGGTTACAGGAATACCCATACGTCTTAGCTCATGGGTTAATGGTGTTCCTGTCGCCTTTTGTTCTATTAAAATCATATCGGGATCAAATTCTGTATAAAGTCTTTGAGCTACTTCTTTAAGTTCTGGAAAATCCCAGCGACCTCTTTCAGCATCAAGGAGTATAATCGCTTCAGGTTCTCCGTCTTCAGGTTCAAATATACCCCAAGTCGTAATGGCAGAGTAGTCAGCTCTTTCAGACTTGCTGTAAGCCGTATCATACGATTGTATAACGTAACTAACATACGGAGGTTCATCTTTTTCCCAAACATTCCACCATTCCCTTTTAATTATCGCCCCTTCTTCGGCTGTCGGATTCTGAAGATATTGTGCGTTCCACTTCCCTATTGGGATTGATGACTTTACCGCTTCCAACTCTTTTTTCTCCCAGTATTGGGGCCACAACACGTTGCCTGTATCTGGAAATATCGCTGGAAATTCTACCACTTCCCATTGGTCAGCTCCTCCCTCTGCTTGTTTCTTTAAAACTTTTGCAGTCAAATCTCGAATACTCCATCGTGTCATCACAATAATAATAGCCCCACCCGGCTGAAGTCTCTGTCTTGGACCTGACGTATACCATTCATAAATATTATCCAAAGTCGTTGGACTCATAGCATCCTGTTCCGAAACAGGGTCATCAATAATCAGCAAATCAGCACCACGACCCGCCAACGCACCACCAACACCTACAGCATAATACTCACCACCCTTATTCGTTGACCATCTCCCAGATGCTTTTGCATCAGATGCTAACGAAACATTAGGAAAAATATCGGCAAACTCTGGAGAATCAATCAAGTTCTTAACCTTACGACCAAAACCTACCGCCAACTCGGATGTATGTGTCGCCTGTATAATCTTGCTTGTCGGCTTCCTTCCCATCAACCATGAAGGAAACAAATAACTCGCAAACTCTGATTTGGTATGTCGAGGAGGCATATTAACAATCAAACGATTGGATTTGCCATCAGCGACATTCTGTAACTTCTCAGCATATATCTTATGATGCTTACCCTCAATAAAGGCGGGCCATACATGCTTTACAAAATCAATAAACTTAGTCTGGTAAGTCTCTCTGTCATCAAGTTCCGACAATCGGGTGACAATCTCACCCAACTTTGTCATTTCATCGTCAGTTAAATACTCTGTCGGTATGTTGAAGTCGGTCATGCCACACTACGTAATGATCCTAAAAAGTTATCTACAGCAGTATCAAGCGTGTTAACCGAACCACCTTGGTTCATCGTTGCCGCTGGAACACCTTGCATCTTAAATAAATTCCTTAACAATTCTGGCGAAATACCTGATGGCAATATAGGTAGTTGTTGCCTTTGAGGAATAACAGGCATGTTAAACTGTGGATACGGTGATATTTGATTAACATCAAAGTTCGGAATCCTATCAGAAGGAACAACAACACTGCTGTAATCAGGAGCTGTCTCTTCAACAGGGTCTGTCGGGGCAGCAATCGGTGGTGCAGGATCACCTGCAACCTCTGCTTCTGGCAACATACCAGAAATCATGTCACGCAACCTCTGCTCTTCGGCTAGTTTTCTCTGCTCTCTGTCTTGCTGACGACCTCTCTCACGTTCATCAGCCTCATTGCGTAAAACGGAAGCTTGTGTATCAGCATAATACTGTCCAGCCCCAGCAGGAGTGCTCGTATCATAACCCATGAAATCTATGATAGGTCGAGTAAATTGATTAAATCCAAATGTATTGTCAGGTGCACCTTGACCTGCTGTATAACGTGTTGCCTCTGGTTGAGTTATTGGTGTAAATGGTGTAACAGGCAAAGCCGCCATTTCATCTATATTTGAATCATCAAATTGATCGCCTGTGAATACAGGTTGAGGAAGCATATAACTAGCCGCTCTTTCTCCTGCATCTATATTTGGAATAGGATCAAAAATAGGAGTAGCACTACCTAGATTGTCAATATCACCACTTGGCTCATAAATACCACTTTCATCTAATTCAGTTTGTAAATTTGTTCCATAGCCAGAACCATATTTACTGCCAGCACCTGTGGCTAAAGTAGACCGTGTAAATAGGTCGGGTTGCATAATTTTAAGCCTTCTTGCAACATTTTCTGCATCTCTAGCAGTTTCTTTTTCTTTTGGTGTTAAATCTCTTGTTTTCAAATTCGTTGTAAAACCACCATTCCTAAAACCCTGAACAATGCCACCTGTGTTGAAATTACTTCCGTAATCTTCAGCTTTTGCCCTTAAAGAAGGAGAAAGACTAAGACCTAACATACCACCCATTAATCCAGATTTGTCAGATTCATTTAACAATTTAAGCATAGGAAATAATTGCGGGTTCATTTTTAAAAGTTCCATCAAACCACTCAATTTTCCCTCTTCTTCTCCTGAAGATGTCATTGGCTGTGCACTTGAACTTATCTGTTGCATAATATCTTCTAAGCTAATTTCAGGTTGCCTGTCTTTAGTAGGATATTGTGCAACAACAGGAGAACCACTACCAGCAACGCCTGTTTGTGCTGGAGCAAAAACGTCATCAATGCCTACATCGTAATTCGGCATATCAAATACAGGAACTTCAGGCCCTGACAGCTTTTCACCTTCTAAAACCATTCTTCCTATCTGATCCATTCCTTCAGGAGAAAGTCTTCTTTTCGCTAACTCTCTTTCAAGAATAAATGGGTCAACTACATCTATCGGTTTAAAAGTATACTCGCCTGTAGCTTCATCATAAATACCTTCAACTGGCTTATCAATTAATGCCTGTCTTTCTACACCACCACCAAATCTGTTAAATTCACCTGTATCTAACAAAGGATCAGAAATATTCAAATCATTTATAGGATAGTTTCTTGTTGATAACTTCTTCTCTATTGTTGATAACTCTTGCGGTTCAGAAGAAGAAGGTCTTGGAATCGGTAATGGAATAGGTCTTGATACTGGCAACGAAACACCAGAGCTTGGAACATCTTCACCAACCCTCAACATGTCAATATCCATTGGTAAGTTCGGCTTTGAAGTCGGCAAACCAATATCAGAGGTTTCTGGCTCAACATTCGTTGTTGTATAGTCAGGAACACCTTTCAATGAATCATCGGCTATAATATTGTTAAGAATAACATCTTCAATAACTTTATCTTCTTCTTTTTGTCGGATAACATTCGCTAAACCACCACCTAAAGCTGATTGTTTCATAGCATTGGCTTCGTCACGAGAAATTATCTGCGATACCATACGACCCCTGTCTTCATCAAATACAGGTCGGGTTGAAATCCTACCCGTATCATCTGTCTGTATAATTGTACCACCCTCTCGCATGTGGACAGGATCAAAAACATCAACCGAACCACCCATGTTCATCATCATCGGTGGTTGAGGTGGCATCATCCCCTGTTGTTGGGGCATCATACCCTGTGGAGGCATTTGAGGCATCCCCATACCTTGACCTTGTGGCATCATCGGAGGCTGACCCATCGGGGGTTGCGGTGACGATATGTTCGGAAGAAGATTGTTCATGGTATTCATGGTTTTTGACTCTATAGCCGCCTTATAACCTTCCATGTAATCTTTCAATGCACCTCTTTTTTCAGAAGATACATGCAAATTCATTGATTGTGGCTGATTTTGACCACTTTGAACAGGTGGTTGAAAAGGTTGAGGGGGTTGACCATATGCCATGCGTAATGTCCTCTTAAAATAGCTATTAAGACGACACTACGATATTTTTTTTATTTTGACAATATGTTATCTAATTCTTTTATTGTCTGACGACACATTCTAAAAATATGACCGAACTGAATGTCATCTTCGCCTTTTTTTAACTCTTTTACTATACCATCACGCAATCTTTCCATGCGTTCACGCTCAAATGACGTTAATTGAGCAAATTCTTCCTCACCAAAATGCTTTTCTACCAGATATTTCATCGCATACTCCATTGAAAGTGACACCCTCGTATGTCCACTTTCATAAAATCTGTACATGCGGGGTGAAACTCCTATTTTCTCTCCCATTTTAGCTTGTGTCAAGCCAAGTTTATTGCGATATTCACGTAAATCATCTGGTTTCCATTTACTGTACGCACTTTTATCTCTTTTAGCTATTTTGTTCATTAGAAACCTCTACCAACATACCCGATGAAAGCAAATCTTTAACGAAAGAATCCTTAGAATCATACCTAAATGATTTTCCTGACCACATACTTGCCATTTTTGCGGTTTTTCTTAGAAATTCTTTGTCATTTTGACTCGATGACCAAGAACCTTTACGTATAAAATTAACAATGTCACCAGCATTTTCAGCCTGAAACGTAGAATAACTATCTCCATCCTTGTATTTAAAAGTTCTCATATAACACCTCTCTTTCTTTATTGTTTTTGTAAACGATACAAAACTAAGAACGGGCAATAAGGTCTACCTTCCCTCCAACATATACCCCCTAAAGATCATCAGATGTTGTATCTCTGCTAGTACCTACGATCATAGCCGTCTAGAACAACTCCCGTCCATTAGCTCATTTCTAATACTACCAAATCACTCGTATATGTCATTCACTTAATTTTGTATCGTTCATATTTATATATAGGCATTTTGTTACCTAAAATCAAGTGAGATTTTTTAAAAAAAATTTTTTGAAAATTTTTCGTGACCGTTTCTCTGAAACTCGCCCCGTGAGGGAACCGAGCGGGGTCCCCCCTTTTGGGGGGTCTTCCAGGCGAGCGGAGCGAGCCGATTTCCGATCCCAGAACGTAGGGTACCTGCCGATTTAAAGCCCATGAGTTGGATACAAATCCCGATCCCGTGTGTAACACGGGATATAAAAAGCCCTGCGAAGCAGGGCTTTTTTTCTCTTTAGGCCCCTCGAAGAGGGGCCTTTTTAATGAGGCTGAGAGGGTCAAGAAAATGTTTGTGCTCTCGTGTTGAAATACTCAAACAACTCATCGCTTACTTCTGACCATATGGAAGGATTACCTGCCCTATTCGCTGAAAGCATTGTTACATCTGTTGAACCGCTTCTAAAAGTCTTTAGAATTTTATAGCTTGCGAACTCGTCACCGCTACCGTATGATCTGCCGTTAGCTTGTTGCGTGTTGGTAACAATGGCACCGTCACCAAAACGTGCTCTCATCTCTGAAATTCTACCTGCGATATTTGAACGTGTTGTACCAGTAGCCATCATTAAATCCTGCACTGTCGAACCTTCATCGGTTCTACATAATTGATATATTTGATCTAGTCTTGTGCCTTGTCTGTATGGTTGATCGGGTGTTGTTGTCTCTGCTAGGTCATTTTGATATTCTAGAAAATGATTATCAGTAGTTTTATACAAAGTATAAATTAATTCTATCCAATTCATTATCTTTTTGCATTCAGTAGAACCGCTATTTTGTCTAAATTCTATAGTGCCTTTATACCTTCTACTTGTTGGATCGGATGGTTCAAAATTCACAGCATAAAATTTTCCACCAATAATAGAATTAAGTTCACTTAAAGTTGTTGCACGGTTCCAACGTGAACTGCTCGTCTGTCTGTCAATTGGTTTGCAATAGCTGTTATCAGTTCTACTATTAGGTAAAATATTATTGATTAATAATTGGTTCATACCGTAACGTGTAGCTACTGTTTTCATTAAGTAAAAAGGCATTGGATCGGCTTTATTTTCGGAATAAAAACCGCTATTACCTTGAACTATATGATTAATTTGTTCTTTGCAAAAGTCTTCTGGATGCATTTTAGTATTGTCTAGCCATTCAATGCCAAAATGAACATGACCGCCACATTTAGTGGTAATACCTGCGTTAAGTTCTAGAAGTGCACCTTCAATTGTTAACAATTGATTATTAAGAAACGGACAAATAGCCATTGGCGGTAAAACAATTTCAAAGACTTGTTGGTCACTGCTTGTTGCGTCTGTGATAACCTTGCACCAATTTATATTATTACTTCTTAAAGCATTGGTAATTACTTCAATTCCACTTTGTCTTCTAGTAGTTGAACTTAAAACTATTTCAATCTCTATTCCTATTATTGGTGTTTTATTAAATGTATACATGATTTTTTCCTATGTTGTTTTAATATATGGGATTATCCCATACACTAAATATATCATGTAACATATTCCCTATCAAGTAAAAAAAACAATTAAATACCAATAAAATCAATAACTTAGCGAGCCCTGCGGGCTCGTGTTTTCCAGCCCTGCGGGCTGGTTTTAGCCCAGCGGGCTGGGCTTAACGAACAATTGTTCGTATTTACCAGTAAAAAAAAGGGTGGCGAAGCCACCCTGCGGGGGAAATCCTGCGTCAGATTTTCCCCGATCAAGTTATTTCCCGATCAAATCTTTACCCGATGAAATGATCTGACCGAATTTTTTCTTGTCACGTTATCAAATTGCTGTGACTTGAATTGCGACCAACCAAGTGATTCGTAAAGGTGATTGGTCTTGAGTCCAAAATCCTTGTACCCATCTAAGATACCATTAAAATAATGTGTGCTTGGCGGTAACAAATCTTTTTGATTCATTACGTAAGTCATCATACCGTTAACAGTAATCTTGCGATACAAATGCGGGAATCCCTCATAGATATCTAAACTGTTTTCACATTCGTCAGTGATCTGCCACACACCAACGGGTAAAAGGTCGTCAGCATTTCTGCTCGGCTCAATGTCAGCAACACCCCTAAACACTAATCTCCAATTAGGAATGTAAGCAGAACCTAATTGTTTTGCATTAGGGCATCTCTTAGCCATTTGGGTCAAATTAAGATTTGACCCATAAGCAAAGTATAGTTTATTTTTTTCGTTCATTGTTTTTTCTCTCTTTCTCGCTCTGTAATTTAAAGTTCATATCAAATGCAACTTTGGTTTTAAACTTATTAATCGCTTGTCTATGTCGTCTTGAAATTGATTTTACGTACATTTAAACTTTCTCCTTTTTGTTTATATATATAATATAGGTATTATGTTACATGATGTCAAGGGAATAAATAATTTAATTTAAATTAATTTTACAACAGACTCTCCTGTAAATCGACAGCACGCTGTACTCCTGTTTACGAACAATTGTTCGGGTTCAGGGATTCTTCAGGGAAATCAAAAAATCCCAGCGACACCACATCGCTGGTAGTTTGGGAGGAAATAATGAGTCGCTGGTTAAGCGATCCATTTAAATTTACTTCGAGAAGCAACTGCCGTCCAGTTAAAAATCCGAACAATTGTTCAATCCAGCAGGATGTCGTCCTGCTGGCTACCTGTTGGGAGTACGAACAATTCTTCGGGTTCAGGATCAGGAACAGCGAATCCCGATCCCGATTCCCGAACATTTCTGTGTTACGCTGGGAATCTCAGGTTCACGCTGGGCGTTTACCCCCCGTACCAGTGTTATTTCCCAGAATCTCCCAGCTCTTCGCTATTATCGACTATCTCAACCCGAACATCTTTTGCTGGCGTGACGTTACGCATCCTTCCTTGAGCTAATTTCTTAAATTCTTCCAGTTTCTCAATGATTTGATCCCGATTAAGTCCGTTCATATCCTCGTGCATAATGTGTTGCTTATTAACCAGTAGTCCAGTTGCCTTCAATCTCAGTTCTTCCGCACGTATTGCTTCCCCGATTTTACCATTATCCCAAGCTTCGTTACGCATCTTGAGTAAATCCCGAACAGACTTCTCAACAGTTACCCCGAACCTTGCGTTTGCTTCCATACGCATCTCTTGATATCGCTCCTGTACAACAGGATTACGCAACAACCTTACCGCATCAACAGTTGGATTACTGTATCCCGCTTCTCTTGCCGAAGCCGTTTGTGTCATATCCCGATACATGAAGTTATCCAAGAACCGTTGTTGTTTAGCAGTAAGTCTTTTCCACCCTGCTTTACTTTGTTCTTTCGTTAATGTTTCACCAACCTTGCTCATATATTCTCCTGTTTAGTATGGGTGTGAATGTTCCTTCTTCGTAATCCACACCCGAACAATTTATCGTGCTGGACGCTAAAAAAAATATAGGGGGAGGTGGTGGGTTACTTACCACCCCCCTATACCCCCTATAGGGGGTAAGTCTCGGTAAGTTGGTAAGTTGTAATAAAATCAATGACTTAGCAAGCACAATTAACTTACCATAACAGGATGTAACCACCGTAACCACTTCCCGATTAATGTAATAAAAACAAACACTTAACAAGTTACCAACCAATCTACTTACCACCGTAACTTCGTAACCCGTAACCTGTTGTTCACGTTTCGTACTCATTTTTCACCTTGTTCGTAACTACAATCAACACACAAATAGGTGTGGTCATTATATAAGATAAACCAATCTTCTTCTTTTGTTATTTTGCATCTTGGACATTCTAAACTACTTGTCAACAACAGTTCTCTTTGTTGTTTTTTCTTATTACTTTTAATAGGAAACGCAATAACTTCACCCATTACTCATACTCCCATCTATAAAAACAATGCGTGTCAATGCAAACGGTATTGGTGAACGCATTAGCCCAATAAGGTTGAACATAATTAGCATGATAATGGGTTGAACCATCAGTAACGTCAATAGTAATTTGTTCGTTTATGACAACCCATGCGATACTTTCAGCCCAGCCGTATGCCTGTTTGTCAGCAATATGTTCGGGTTTGCCATCACAATAGAAGCTAAAAGCACATTTATCCCGAACAATTTTACTGCTATCCCATGAATACCTCAACCCATCCGTGACAACTTCGCATACTGTGTTCGGGAAACGATAATCGTTTACTCGATTCATAACCACTTGAGCCACCGCTAATTGAGCCACCGTTGATTCCGATCTTGCTTCAAAGTAGATAGCATAACTCATGCACGTTAAAGCCGTTGCGGTTTCAAGTAACATTATAACCCCCTATTCTTCAACATGCGTTCAACTCTATTAAGAGGGCGATTGCGAATAAGTTTATTTTCGGGAACCCTGCGTTTTTTATTACCACTTGATGTACGTGAATATTTTTTTTGACCATCATAGTCGGATATTTCATCCAAGACATTTCGTGTTAGCACAGCTATTGAACCGTTAAAGGATATTTTACCATACTTATCGTACTCTTCGGCTCTTGGATCATCAACAAACTTACCCCTACCCCAATCCTCAGCAAGACGTTTCTTTTTCGGCATATGTTTTGGTAAAGTCCATGATGGTTTATGCCATTGCGATTGTTGACGAGGGGAATTGTTCGGTTTCTTTTGATAAAGAATGTTTTTTACTTGCTCTACACTAAGACCAAATTTCTTGGCAACATCTTCTGTGGTGTGTATTTTGTCATGCTTGTATCGTTTCAATAACATTCCTTTTTGATGAAATGCTTTAACTTCTTTTTTAAATTCTTCTGAATACTTCGTCATTTATTTATTCTCATTTTAATTGAAATACATGTGGGTAATCTATAAATTTTGTCGCCATGACTTAGAATGTTCTCGACATTTTACACAAATATTAAACCCTTTATAATAAACAATCGGGGGGGGATAATAATACTGTGATCTATAGTTTTGACGTACCCACTCGCCAATGAAAGGAACGAAAGTGAACATTTCCCCCCTATTCCTTTAATTAAATTCCGTTATGTAAGTATTCTTCTTGTTGAATTTCTAATTCATTGTTGTAACAATCTAAACATATAACGTCATTGGGTGACTTGTGATCTATGTTCGGAAATCTATAATCCGCAGGATCACTATCACCAACCCAATCGGGTTTAACATTTTCATCATTACATTCTATGCACCTATACATAAACTTCTCCTCATGTGGTATTCATAATTTTCTATTTGGGAATCAATCTCATTGATAGTTGACCAATAAACCTCTGAATTACTGCCTAATCTAGGTTTAGATTGTTTTGCTCTGAACGGTTCTTCAACAACAAAAGAGTAACCAACTTCATAGTCATCAAAATCTTTGTCAATGAGCGATGTAAATGCTTTAACCATTATGCCACCTCTTCAAAATGGCAGGAAACAACTTTAACTGTTCTGAAGTTTTTAGCATATTCGCAAATCTCCATCCAAATACCCTCAAATTGACCCTCTGTAACACCGTAGGACATTAAAGCACGTTTCATAATTCTACTAGCCGTATCTGTCCATACAAGAGAGTTAGCAACTGCAAACTTCCATGCACCAATCTCTTTTTCAAGAGTGTCATATTGCCACCCTTGATTACAACCAATAATGTGACCAATCTCATGCAAAGCCGAAACATAAAACCCCGTATTCTTCGTAGGTCGAATGCAGATAGTTCTTGTTTTTTGGTTTGCATAATACCTTGGAGTAACATCTTTTAATGGTTGATAAATTACTTTGATCTTATGGTTTGCACATAACTCTTGTACGTGCAAAGCCATATCAATACGTTTTACTAATGCTCTAGTCATTTAACACCTCACTTTCTTTAGCCAAAATTGTACCGCCATCCTCGGTAACTAATTCCCATTTACCTTCGTAGTCAAAATTTTCAAATAATTTTGCAATTTCATCTAATGTTTTTTTACCACTAGATGACATTCTATCGTAATCAAAATGTAAATCATCAATTAGACTAATAATTTCCAATTTTTTAATAAGAAATAAAACCTTATCTTTAGGAAAACCGTTATCTTCAATACAGTATTCAGTTTCACCTTTTAAAAAACTATTTACATAATCAATTACCTCTTTTGGTTTTTGACCTGCAAAATCTAATTTATGATTAAATTCAAAATCAAGAATTTTAACTAACTCTTTATAATCTTTATTTTTGTTCATTAGGCAGTCCTCGTAACTAAAAGTTTATTATTGTAACTTGTAACAGAAACTTGTTTGTCAACATCAAGATTGCTTACGTTAATTAAATCTTTCTCATATAAGCCATATACTTCTGTATTTAGCACATCACCCGATACATCATATTCATCATTATCAAAAATACCATTAGTCTTACCTACATAATGGATGGAAAACTTTCTGTCTGATGGGATATTAATATTTTTGTTCATTTAGCACCTCTCTTTCGTTCTTTTGTTAGTGTATGATAGTTATATAAGTATTATGTTTCCTAAGTCAAGTAAAAAAAACATTTTTTTTATTTTTTTTATTTTTCCTTATTTTCTTTAGGTAAATAAACAAGTACAAAACTATTACAATTTGGACATGATAAATTCGTAACCATCATATACTCTTCATTATCATCTTCTTCAATGTCGTGATCTCCACCCCAAATTAATTCTTTATTACAATGCCAACAATTCATTTTCTACCTCCTACTGCATAACCCATAAAATTATACGATTGCCAAATTTTAGAAACATTACCCAATTGTTTTAATTCTTCATTCAATTCTCTTTCAGTTTTACAAAACATCGAAACGGCTAACTGGGTATCTTTATCCAGAATCTCCTGATCCTGAAAATTTGTTCGCTTTTCCTGAACGTGCATCCTGTGTATAAGTGTCTGGATAATTGTGTTGTCAAGATATACTTTCTCAGCGATTAATAATATTGCACCCCGATTGATTCGTTCTTTTATCAACTGGAGTATACGTTTTCTTTTTCCCGATCCGAGAAACTGGAGCGTGAACATAGATATGATTACCGAAACATTGTTCGGCTCTGGTAATATATCCTCGATGTCACCCAGTTTAAAATCAAACCCCGAATGGATTGTTTTTAATTTATTTTTATCAATCCCGATGTATTCACAGTTTTCAGCTTTTGGCATCTGGGATAGAAACCGACCCGTTGAACACCCGATGTCAATGACTGCACTCTCTGGTTGAGCATATTCACACCCGATTCCTGTAAATATTTTAGTGAGCGAAGAATAGTTCGGGATTGACAACTCGATATGTTTGTCAAAATCCTCTATTGCTTTAAAATTAAATATTTTATAATGATGTGTCATTTTCTTGCACCTGTTTTATTCTAGTTCCGAGCCATTCCATAACATTAATAGACATAGCCCGACCACAGGCTTCATATCTTTTTGATACAGGACATTCCTCCTTTGATTTGCCACGATAAGGTATTTGCGTGTAATTATCAGGCAAACCCTGAAGCCTTTCACATTCCAATGGCGTTAATCTCCGAACAATAGTGTTCCGAGCAACGCATGGTTGTCTGTTACCCCCTGTCATTGCGTTAAGCGTGGGAGAAACTTCCTCTTTTCTCACTCTTGGTGCTCCTCCATCAGGCGATCTGGGTTCAAAAACCACACAGGAAGAATTGTTCGGTTCACGCATCAGGACGGAATGATGATCGTGAGCTGTAATTTTGTACATAGCTCCATTCTGGTTTAATCCACTACCATTTGACTTTGAATGCCCCGATGCAATAGCAACCAAATCGGTGGCTGACTTGTAATCACGAGCGGCTATTGTTCCTGCGATGTCGTCTTGAGTGTATTGATCGCTTCGTGTAAGGCGGTGCGTAATTGTTCGGGTATCTTCTTCCCTTTTCTTCCTGCTCGGCGGAGGATTCCATGACAATGCTTTTCCGTCAAATAAAACCTTCGCTGGATTTCGCCAGTTTCGAGAATGTCCGACAACGAAGATACGCCTTCGCATTTGCGGGATTGCTCTTGGGAATCGTTGTGTTCGTATGTATTGAGTGTCAAGAACCCTGTAGGCGAACCCATACCCGCATTCTGCCAACCCTCCGAGGAAGGAAGCAAGGTCTTTTCCTCCGTTAGATGACAAGACACCGGGGACATTTTCCCAAAGTACCCACTTGGGATTAATTCTTTTAATAAGGCGTATAAACTCAAGTGCGAGATTTCCTCTATCCGATTTAACTCCCTCCCGAAGTCCTGCCACGCTGAAGGTAGCACATGGTGTTCCTCCAACCAAGACATCTGGAGATTTTCCTCCGATGTTTTTCTTTTCGATTTTCGTAAAGTCGCCATAATTTTTTACCTCTGGGTAATGATGTTTTAAAATAGCAGAACGGAAAGGTTCTATCTCAGACACACCTATACATTCGTATCCAAGAGGTTCCCACGCCACACTTGCACTCTCTATTCCGCTACATATTGATAAAAATTTCATTGTAATTTTTCTTTTTCTTTAGCTTCTTTTTTGTTTATTTCTTTAAGCTCCCGATCACAAGCTCCACAACGAACATGTGTTGGGTCTTCTTTGTAAATTCTTCCTCTGGTCATCATGCCACACCAATCACAGTCAATGAAATTTTCATAATATCTTAAATAAGTATCACTCATACGTTATCCCTCGCAGTTGTTGCCTCATATTCACCCCGACTCATAGTTCCATCAATAAGACCAAGCCACTTACGACCTCCTGCCGTGCTGAAACTAAACTTGTCAATTCTTCCTTCTGTAATCAATTCCCGAACAATTCCATCCAAAACTCTCTGGGATAAGTTTTGCAAAGCGTCTGGTGCATCTAAATCAGTCAAGCGGTTACTCAAAGAATCAGCACCACCCTGTTGGCACAAAGCACGACCTTCATTTTCACAACGTCTAATCCATTCATGCAATGCCGTTTTTCTTAAATCCCGATTCGTTCCACTATTTAATTGAACAACATCATCAGTTCTATCCATCAAAAGACCTGTATCTAAATCCCGAACAAATTTTCTTATTTGTCTTTTTGCTGGACCGTTTGACTTAACAACAGCACCATCGAAACATCTGTTCCTCTGGTATTCTATATCTAATTCTTTGCACTGGCGTTTCGCTGTATTCTCATCCAGTTGCCACAAGGCAAAAGCACAACGAACACCATCAACAATGGCTGATGTACCCCGAATAAGATTACGAGCTTGTTCTGGTGTTGATATAACTGTATCATCTTTAACTTTTGTCATGTGGTGGCACATCATAACTGACGCACCTGTTTCCGAACAAATCTTCGACATTAACCCAGTAAGTGCGGCTCCTGTTGCTGGATCAGAATTTACGTCTGCGTGAACAAACGAAGCCAACGGATCAAATATAATTAACTTCAGGTTGTTAATCTGTAATATTTGTTCGTATATACGCTCAAACTCTGCTGACGTTGTAAGTTCCCCATGAATACTTTGAAGAACAGGGAATACACCACCAACATTCGGCAATGATACAACCCGAAGTTCATTTTCATACTCTAATCTTTCATTTCTTGGGTCTAAACGCTCTATTCTTCTGTGCATTTCGTCCTCATCATCTTCTGCTGTAAAGATAACGACATTACCAAACTCGGTAACATTACCCCCGAATGAATTACGCATTGGGTATCCACCAGTAACCTTCATAGCTAAATCAAGTGTAAGCATCCCCTTACCAGCATCTCCTGCGGCTGATAATATAATTGGCACACCTAAAGGAAATGTACCGTCTACTATGAATTTTTGTTCGGGTGCTGGGCCAACGAATCTCGATATAAGTAAGCTGTCATCCAGCAAATTTATGTTTTGCTTGGTAAAATTGTTCGTAGTATTAAGAAAATCACTAATATCAAACCCTTCAGTTATGGCATCTGCCACATCCCATCTTTCAGGCTTGCCTCTGGGAAGAGTAAGCATTTTAACGGACTTCACGTTAGCATTCAGGGCTAATTCCTGAACAAGTTCAGCCAGTTTCTTACCTGCATTATCATTATCAGCCCATAATATAAGCTCTTTGCCTTGCAATGGAGAAAAATCGTACTGCGAAGCTGACTTTTTAGTAAGCATACCCGCACCACCCATCGTGCAAGTCGCTGTATAGCCCATGTTGTTAAGTGCATCAGCACATTTTTCACCTTCAACCCAGATAACTGTATCTGACGCTAAAATGTTCGGGATATTATACAATGGTCTGACATCTGGCATCCGAGGATATGGGTGTTCGCCAGTAAATTGCCTAAATTCTTTCTTGGGTTTGCCATGCGTGTCCAGTACAGGATTACCTGATCCATCCCGAACAAGATACTTCCGAACCGAACAAATTGCCTGACCATCGGAGTTTTTATATAAATACTCAGAATCGTAGGGCGTTTGCCTGTTAATACTAACTTTTACTGGATTTTCTGCTGGTTGTTCCCGAACAAAGTTTTGAGGTTCACCTATGTATTCCGAAAACATCTCTTTAATTTCAGGAAGTCGCAAACCTCTACCCTCCATTAATATCTTTACGATACCTCCGATACCGACACCTCCATTAAAATCCTGACCCTTCATAAAGTATGGACTTCTTGGGTTGATGTCGATCTTCAGGGATTTACCCGATTCGCCTGAAGTCGAACCGATTGTAAACAAATCACCTGTTACTCTCCCTTGAGGAAAAGTATTACGAAGAACATCTATTTGAACCTGTCTTGGCACTTTATTACTAATATTTTCAACTAGCTCACTTGCCGACATACTAGATTTAGTATTGTCAAATGGTAAAACACGCATTATATTGTACTCCTAACCCCTCTTAACCCGAACAATTAAATTTGTTCGGGTTTCACCCAGCAACTACTTTTAAATTCACACCTCTTACACTGATAATAATCAGAGTTCATAGCAACTCTAGGTAAAATCTCATTATGTTTAACTGCTGTTAAAATTTCAGCAGCTTTATCACTTGTTTTTTGAGCCAGTATTTTATCAAAAGCAACCAACTCATAATATATCTCAGAATTATTTTTATTAACTACCGTAAACAATGCAGGATTATCTGTCAAATTCATGTACGCTTGATACAATGCAATCTGTGAAGCATACGTTTGATTTGTCTCAGCTACACCCTTGCGAACAAATTCATTAAAACTTTTATCATTTGCTGATTTGCACTCCCAAAGCATAGGATATTTTATACCATCAGGACCCCCGCATACTACACCATCTATATGACCTTTTACCTGATCTTCTGCTATAGAAAACCCAAATTGTTCGCCATTTTTATCAGTGCTTCTTAAATCAAACCCTGCTTTTATCAACCAACCATGAGCCATATCTTCAATTGTATGACCGAACTGGAATATTCTTAACAACTTAGCACTAAACTCGCTCTCTTTATCTGGCTTCTGACCCATGTACCTGTACTGTATTTTACGAGAACATGAATCACCTAGAGAAGAAGCTCCAAGATATGTTCGTCTTTTCTGACTTTTGTTCGCCTCCTGAATCGCATCGTCAACTTTTTCCTTTATCATCTCGCACATTTTCTCCGAATGGGAAGTCTGTGTTTTCTTCTCCGATTGTGTATTTAAGCCAGATTGCTGCCAAATAAGTTTGTTCAAATTCATCTTCCACTCTCTCCATTCCTTGCAAAACAAGTATTAAAAATAAAATCTCCTGTTCATTAAGCTCAGATAACTTTTTATTCCAACCAAACTTACCGAACAATTTACCTACTTCTTTTAATGTATTGTTTGGTTTTCCATTGATACCATTTTTTCCCAATTCCCAATCTCCTCTAAATTTGTTTTCATAAATGACATTGTAAATAATTCTTCATTTTCATGTATAGCTGTAGCGTAACCACTATCAGCAATGATGCCATTTTCTAACACTTTTTTTTCTATTATACTGCCTATCCTATCTATAACATCGTCATCTGATAAAAAAACACCGTCAACAGAAGTAAAAAAATCTATATTCTTTTCCCCTTCCTTAGTGTTTAAAACAATTTTTATTTCTACCTGTGTCATTATGCCGCTTCCTTTTTAATTGCATTGGTTATCATCGCATCAATTGCATCTTTATTCCACAAATAATTTAAATAACAAGCACCTCTGTACTTAGTCCATGAAAAATCAAATCCTGATATTATAATACCTGACCTAGATAACATTTCTTTTTGTTTGTCGCTTATTCTTTCATTCAACCACCTCTTTCCTTTCTTAGCACTATTACTGTCTTCAATCTCTCTCAGAAAGTCATCAGCCGATGCAATAGCCTGTTGCTTAGTTCCAATACTAACCATTCTTGCACGACCACCAGAACGCTTTACAATGCCACAGGATAAATCACCTAAATCTGCTACCAAAGCAAAACCATTAAACCCTGTCGCTGACAAACACTTACCTGTACCGAACAAATCCATCCACCGAAAAGGAGAACGATCAATAAGATCAATCTCTGTCATATTAAACTCTCTAAGATCAGTGTCTTGGTCTTTACCAAACTCGTAACCACACATCGGACATTCTCTGACACTTAAAGGAACAACTGATTTGCACTCTGGACAAACCTTTTCTGGTGCTTGTCCTTGTAATTCTGATTCAGAACCCTCTAAATTAACATCATCTTCTAAAGAACCGTGTGTTAATACTGACGTTCCAAAGTCCAGCACAACGCAATCAGTTTTAATTATGTTCGGGTGTTCATCTGGATTTATAGTTCTAAGACCTCGACCAATCATCTGTACCATCGTTGCCTTATATGAACAGGGTCTTGTTAAAATAATACAGGATACAGGAGGTGCATCAAAGCCTTCAGTAAGCACTGCTACATTAACAACAACTTGCAAATCACCATTTGTCAAATCGTTCAGGATGTTAGCCCGAACATTTTTGTCTGTTTCACCAGTAACAACCTCTGCTCTTACATTCTTTCCAACAAATTCATCACACAAATCTTCAGCATGAGCTACTGTTGAACAGAATACAACTGTCTTTCTGTCACTTGCTTTTTCCAACCACTCATCAACAACACGTTCATTGATAGCTCTCTTATTCATAATACGAGCTACTTGATCCATATCGAAATCAACCACAGTTTTCCGAACATTTTGTAATTCAGAACGTACACCAACGTCAATGACGTAGGTTTTTGGGGTGACAAGGAAACCTTCACGAATGAGTGTCGATATTTCAATTTGATGGGAACAATTGGTAAAGACCTCACGTAAACCTTTCTTATCCCCACGATTAGGCGTAGCAGTAAACCCAACGATCTCAACTTTGTCGTTAGCATTTTTAGCATGATTAATAATCCGAGTATAGGTATCTGCAACAACGTGATGACTTTCATCGACAACCACCATATCTATTTTTTTCATGTTTTCTAAATTGTTCGGTCTGGATAATGTTTGCACCATTGAAAATACAGTATCACCAGACCAATTTTTTTGTTCAGCATTAACTACACTGGTAGATATGTTCGGGTTAATACGCTGGAACTTATCTATATTCTGATTAACCAGCTCATCTCTATGTTGAAGAACCAGAACATTTTTTCGTGAACCATGACGTTTGCCAATGAGAGATGATAACATTATTGTTTTACCCGCACCCGTTGGAGCAACAACAACAGTATTGCCATGCTTATCCAAAGCTTCCGATGCAGAATCAACTGCAACTTCTTGATACGGTCTTAATAACATTTGCACCTCACTTTCTATAATGTGGGAAGTTTTGCGTCCTACGTACTTCCCAAACGTAGTCCTAACGCACATCGAGGTGTTGACGCTAGAGAACTAAAAATCTTATATTTACAGGGTACAATCATACACGGATATGTCAATTGCACCTTCTTACAGCCTTTAAAACAAGCCGTTTTTTACCAAAACAGCCTTAACTCACCCCAACTGAATTTAACTCAGCCAACCTCAACATATCGAAACCCAACTGCCTAAACATGACTAACAGCACCTCTCCCCAAAATAACACAACTCAACTCAACTGCCAAAACCCAACCAAGCACATCTCAACATACAACACCTTAACTGCCTGAACTTAACTGATCTTATCGCACACCAACATGACATATCGCACCTCACCCCAACTGCCTCAACTCAACTCAACTGAACAAAACTTAGCTTACTCCACCCAAAGGAACCAAACCCAATCTTACACAACCCAAACTGCCGTAACATAACAGAACTTAACCAACCGAACACTACCCGACCCAGACGAAATGCACCATACCTCAACTGCCATACCGAAACGCAAGTTAACTCAACGCAACTCTCCTCACCTCAACATATCAACGGAACTGCCTTAACCAAACTTAAATTAACTGACCCGAACTGACCCAAGCAAACCCAACCCCAACTGAACTGCCGAAACATAACTAAGCAAACCTCACCCCAACTCAACGCAACGCAACTGCCTTAACAAAACCTAACTGACCTGACCCCTCCTCAACACTACACACCAAAACAGGCTGACCACAACGCACTAAAACCTGCCTAAACATGACTAACAGCACCTCTCCCCAACTTCTTCATTTCTTCTTCTATATGCTTTGGATTTACACCCATTATTTTTGTATTTTGTTCCATCCTTAAATTTTGAGGAAGGATTAATTATAATACAATCGTGAGTGCAATTTTTTCCAGATGGTTCTCCATAAGTTTTTCTATACTCGCAAATCTTTGCTTTTATTTTTATGTTAGTTTTTATAGAGGTGTCATGTTTATGACCAACAAACTTTAAATTAATGTCAATAGGAACACTAATTAATTCACAACCATCTTCTTCTCTAGTTTCTTGTATTTCATGGTCAGAAATTAATTTATTTATTTCCTTTAAAATATTTTTATCCATCATTCACTCTCCCATTGATAAAATATGTGTCTTAATGAAGTGAGGCTATACAGCCTCACTCTTCACACTTTCTGATTCTAATGAGTCAGCAATTTCTGATAGTGAATCAATATCAATACCTTTTAAAGCACAGATACCATCATGTCTATTAATCCATGCTCTTAATTCTCTACAGGCTTGACGACATAATTCAGCTACAACTTCTGGGTTGTTTAAATCAAATCTTTGATAGCCACCACCTTGAGCACGATTATCTATAGGTGAAATAAATGTAGGAAACCGAACAACTTTTTCATCTACAACTGTAATTGAGTCAGATATATCTATTGTTTCAGTCGGTAAATCCTTATATTGAAATGTAATTTTACAACCTGTAGCAAATTGTCTAGCTATTTGAATACGTTGCTTTAAAGCCATCTTTGCATCATCGTCAAAACCGAACAATTTATAAACAGGATGATCTGGATTTCCTTGTAGCCAATCGACAAACTCGGCAGGAACATAACTGTTCCTGCCTGTCTGGTTAAGGTAATCGTTAATTATTTTTTCACGATCCTTCTTACCAAATCTTTTTGCCATACTATGCAACTTCCTTCAGAAGATCGGCTCTTTTAACTCTTTCTTCCTGCATTGCTTCGTATAATTGATGGCTAGTATTATCATGTGACTCAATCTCTGGATTTTCCAAAGCAAGTTTCTGACAAGTAGCACCTTCTTCTTTGGTCAACTCATCCCAAAGTTTTTGGTCTGAAGTTTCCTTGAGTTTATAACCACCCATAGGACCACCTTTCTCTATTCTCCAATCACCAAGACCACATAAAGTTCCTGCATTAGTCAAAAGAGAAGTAATATTCAATTGACTAAAAGTAGGACTAATATATCGAATAGTAACCTCAGAACACCATCTAGGTAGTTTAGCTCTAGTGCGAATATCGGGAGTTCTATTTATATCAGAAGAACGAACCACAGACATATTCATATAAGGTTTACCCCAAATATTAATATGTTCACCTACAACGTAGATACCACGATTAATACCTGCTTTAGTAACACCTTCAGTTTCAAGGGCAGAAGTTGCCATACCTCTCTTGATACCTGTAGAAGGAAAACTAAGATAAGAACCATCTTGACCATTGATGTAACAACTATCCACAAATTCTTCTTCGGGATTGTGCTTGATATCCTTCTTCTGTGCGGCTGTTTTTTTAGCGGCTCCCATAAACAACGTACTCATAGCCTTGAGTGACATTGAATTATAAATTAAAGGACCTGTACCAACAATCTTCAATTTTATTGTTGATTGCTTTAGTCTTTCAACAGTTAATCCTGTTGATTTAGTTTCTTTTTTAATTGGCATTTAACACCTCTCTTTCTTTAAAATTAAAGTTATTTCGCCCAATCTGGAACATTGTTGTCAATTTGATTGACAGTAGGTTGCGATGCAGTGTTGGACGGTGCCGCATTAGGAGTAGCACTTCCTGCAATGTAACCTGTTTGGTTAGGAGTTAGAGGAGCAACTAATTTGTTACGATCTGCGTAACCATTAGTACCTTCCTCAATACCAATCTTAATACATAATTCCATACCATTTAATTGCTCAATACTACTAAGCTGTCTGCCCTGTTGGGCTTCTGGTGAATTATCATCGGGATTGATACCCCTTGCACTTTCGATAATCAAACGCATAGTCCGTAAACCTATTTCTTTGGCTACAGGCACGTTACGTTCTGACATCTTATCTCCGTCAACAAAAAGTCTGTGCCAAACTTTTCGTCCATTGTGACCACTACCGATTATCGTAAATTCTAGTGGCAACCACTTTGCTCTTTTACCTGCTGAACTAGACTTAAAAAAATTACCTTGTCCAAACTCTGGTATTTGTGTATCGCCACCTTGTAAAGATAAAACGACACGAGCAATTGTATTATTTGGAATTAATTCAAATTCCCCCAAACTACTGTCTGGTTGTATATCATTAAAATTAAGCATTTTTATCTACCTCACTTTCTTTATCTGCTAATTCAAAATTAAGAGGACGTTCACTTAATGGTTTGTTACCAGACATCTTTTGTAATAGTTTGCCAAGATGTGGCTCTTCTATTAAATCTAATCTGCCCGATCTATCTTTTGCAGGGTAATTCCATTCGTTTAATGTATGACAAACAAATGCCCTATATGCAGGATTATTCTCATCACCAGACATTATTGCCATAGTAATGACTTCATCAACAATACCGGGAAGCTCCCGACCTGTTTTAGAACCTTCAATTTGAAGGTCATGGATAGGGCGACCAAAATCGTCTACCCTACTATCAAGGATGCCAACAAATACAACATTTTTATCTCTAATATGTTGTAAATGTGTTAACCACCCCATCATCTCTCTGCCTTGCATACCATAGGCAGCACGAGTGTCTAATCGACCATTCGATGTTTTACAATCGGGTTGATTTTGACACCATTGGAAACACAATCTTCCTGCAACAGTAATACTGTCTATAAAAATTGTATCATATTTCGCTAATAATTCTTTTGGATTACCGTAAGTTTGACAAACAGAATCATAATGTGCTTGAGAATATATTTGCTCTTCATTAATAGCAGGATTTGCACCGCCAAGATAACAAGCAAAATCACGGCACTCAGCCCATGTTCTAGGACGAATAACATCTATGGGCCAAGCTTCAATAGCCGCATCCCCTGCTTCTAAATCCATAAACAAAGTTTTTTCTGAATCCATTGTACGGACAAGTGAAGTTTTACCGACCCCACTTGGTCCTACAACAACTATTTTATGACCACGTTTTTCTTTTAAACGATCTTCTGCTGAAATAATATTTAACATTACTCTTGCTCCTCAAAACTTACTTTGACACCTTGCAAGGAAACTGTACGAAACTCTTTAAGTTTTTCCTGCATCGTGGGTAAAGCATTTGTAAATTTAGCCTCTGGAACACTAATAGAAAATTTTGCTAAATGATTAGCCTCTTCGGGAGTTAACTTATTAAGAAAATTAGTTAGTTTCTCTTGATCCCACTCTACTTTTTTGCGTAACTCAACCTTTACTTTTTGGTTGCCATCAAAAATACTTGCAGTTCCAAAATCTTTGCCATCTTCGTGCAATTTTTCTTGGGCTTGTTCAGTATAACGATCTTCTAAAAATTTATTAAAATCATGTAATTGTTTTTGAGCTTCTTTAAGCTCATCCATCAATCTTGCTTGCGTTAAAGCTAAGTTAAATTGATCAACACTTCTTACTACTGGCATTAGACACCTCGCTTTCTTTTTTTTATTAGGAATCTTTAATATGGGAATTTCCCATAATAAGTCAAGGGCTTTTTTTAGAAATTTTTATTTCTATGCCGAAAACAGCTTTCATTAATTTTTTTTTTAGTTTAAAATCAGCAGTTTGCACCCCTTTTGCATCTTCAACAATTTTTTCTTCTTTTTTATTTTCATGTATTAATGTGTAAACAAAATCTGCAATATAACGACAAATTTTTTGATCGTTTACTATAATATCATACTTAACTTGACGTTCTAAATCTTTTATTACACCACCTAATACCATAGAAGATAATTGACCATAACGCTCTGCCTCCCATTTAGAGTCAAATTTATATCCCATAAATTCTGTTTTTTTAGCGTTATACTTATTATACTTCCCATATCGTGTGGGATAGTGTATATTTTTTTTAAACATATCTTATAAAGGATACATGAAATGGCATCAAATGAAAAGTGGAAAAGTGTTAGTGTTGGAATAAAAACATATAAACAATTAGTTAAAATTGCAGAGGAAGAAGATCGTAAAGTTGGTCAGCAGATAGCTAATCTTGTTAAAAAAGAATACGAATTAAGATACGGCAATAATATTTCAGAGTTAGGATTAGCTTCAGCTAAATCAAATATTTAAGATACTTTTTCCATACGTTCACAAAGTCTTTTCGCCCGTTTCGGGACCTGAGAAAACCACCTCGAATCAGCCATTTGAACGGATGCTTCTTTCCAATCGCCATCTTTTACAGCTTGTATCTTCTTTTTAAACTTGCTGTAACGAGGAAATCCGAGATTAAACATCATATTAGCACATATAAGCTGTACTTCCTCTGGGAGTTTAAACCAATCATCATACACTTTCTTACAATCATTAATGGTTGTTTGTATGTCTTGGTCAAACAATTCATTACATCTTTCCTGTGTAATGGGCGTTCCTACGGGAAGCTCAAACTCTTCGTCATCTTCTCGACATAGATGCCCTATGCCGCACGTTTTAAGCCCAAGATGATCCAAATAGCTGACTAGCTTCACTCCTTCATCAACGGCTAATTCTTCTCTTAATCTGTTTAAATTCATTTTAAATTTTCCCTTGTAATGCCTGTGCTAATGCCAGTGTTTGTGGATTAGGATTAACACTTGGATTTGTTGCAAAAGGACTAATACCTCCAGCACTTGATGCTGCAGACGTTGGTTGCCCTACATTGATTTGTGCTAAACCCGAAGAATTGTTCGGAATTGATACATTCTGCTGGAGCTGAGATAATTGTTGGCTCAATCCTGTATTATCCATTAATGCTTTAGCTTGTTTAGCTGTTTCTTGAAAACCGCTTTGTATAGCTTGACCTGTTGCCTGTCTTGCGGTGGGTATAGATGTCTTTAAAACAGCTCCAAAAGCTCTAGCAAAAGCACTTCTTCGATCTACATTTTTATTAAATTCTTTTCCGTATTTATCTAATACTTCTTTATAGAAGTTTCTATCACCCAGCAATCTGTTTAAAACAGCGTAACGAGCAATTTTACCTAAATTTTGTAACGGGCTGGCGGCAATGTTAGCTGCTACTAGATCACCACCTTGTACAGTTCTTGATACAAAATCCATTTCTTTACCGAAAGCAAACATATCTTTAGCTAAATCCTCACCAAAAAATTCTTTTAATTTACCAGAGTTATTACTGTCTATTAATCTTTTTGCAAAAGCACTTAAACTTTTTGCATCAGTTAAAGGAGTAGAACCAAAATCTCCTATTAAAGACTTTAAATAAAATCCTTTTACTTTTTCTCTTGCTGGATCATCTAAGCTTCTAAGTATTCTGGATACTTCAGAAGCTTGTATATTGTTTTGAGCCAGTGCATCAGCGGCTTGCAATTCATTAAATTTACCTTCACTTACTTGTCTTAGAAAATTAAACTTTTTAACATTAGCTTCTTCTTTAGATGCTTTAAGAACATTTTGCAAAGCTTGCATAGTATCAGGACTGTCTTTCCATATTTGTTGAATTGTTTCCTCTGACAAATCATTAAAGTTTGTTTGAGCTATTTTTTGAGCTAATTCACGAATCTTTCCAGTTTCATTGCCGAACAATTCTTTAGCTGTGTTTCCTAGCTGGTCTATTTCTTTTAAAAACATTTGTCCGTTAAATTTATTTGGCGTTAAAGAATCAATATTTGATTTTGTCATGGCGTTTCTTAACCATTGACCTGCCATCAGTTTCCTAAAATCTTCTTTCTTTCCAACTCCTGCGATATCACCTGTACCAATAGCATCAAAAGCTTTTCTTAATGTTTCTGGCTCATTGTTTTTAACAAGTGATCCCATCATGTCCTTGACATCAATATTTTCACCTGTTTGAACAGCGTTTCTAAGATTTTTTATACCACTTGCTGACTCTACATCTGAAAATATTTTCATTGTTGAATTGTACAAATTACGGTGTTCTTTAATTAATTTATCAGCTCTACTAAGAATGGTATCTCCAGCACTATCTTTAATAAAACTACTTTGACTGCTTAAAAAATCTTCTAAACTTCTAGGAGTCATAAACTTGTCTAATTCCTTTATGACATCATTCATTTGGTTTAAGCCTTTTTGTGTGATGGCTGTCTTTACTCCTCTTGCTGAAGGAATATTAAAATTTTTACCTTTTAAAGTCTCTATAGCTTCTCTTAATTGATACATTTGAGAAAAAGATAAACTTGCTCTATCCCCACCGCCACGTTTAAATTTTGTAAATTCTTCTATTTTTTTAGATAAAGCGATTAAATCTTTTTGGTCTGTATCAAGAATAGTGTCATCTATACCTTTTTTAATGCTTTTTAAATAATTTAATTCTAAACCGCCTTCTCTAAAAATTCCTTGTTGAAAAACAGGATTTTGTAAGATTGAATCTACTTGTGTAGCACTTTCAGTTATATTATCAGTAGCTTTTGTAAAAGCTGTTGTTAGATAATCTAACGCTTCTCCATCTAAATTAGCATTTTTAGATGTAGCCGCTCCCATGTGTCTAATCAAATCATCCATCTGATTTAACACTACTTGTTGTGCTTTTACTTGAGAGCCTTGTATGCTTTTATACATATCATCACTTGCTTTTAATAATATACTTCCTATTTCTTCAGGAGTAGCATCTTTGCCAACTTTTGCTTTGTAATCGTTAAGTATTCTTTGAATATTATCATTGTTATTTTTTAATCTAGTTGATGTACCAAATATTTTTTCACCAATAGCCTGTGCTCTTGCCAACAATGATGGAGCACCAACAGAGCCTAAAGCAGGTGTAACAGGAACTAAAGTTTCTTTACCGTCTATCATAACTTTTCGGTTAAGAGCACCACCAGCTGCTTCTATTTCTGCTTTTGATAATTCTTTACCTGCACCAAAAGCTTTATAAACTTTACTTAATCCCCATAAAGGAATACCGACACCAAGCTCTACACCACCCGCTAGTAAAGCTTCACTACCAACATCTTTAGCAACTTCACCAAAAGTTTGTCCTTGTATTCCTGCAAGTGTTTCACCTACTTCTTCTATCGCTTGTCCACCACCTGCACCAACGGCAGCTCCTGCTGCACCTGCACCAACCATTGCTAATGGACCAAATGGTGCGGCTAAAGCAGCACCTTTTACAGCACCTGAAACACCACCTGCCAGTTCAGGAGCTATACCAGTAAGATCAAGAAAGTCATATTTACTAAACCCAGACTCATCAACAAGTGTAGGCATTTTTAAATCTAAACCTAACTTTTTACCTCCTGAAGGCAGGATAGCAAGTCTACCTCTTTTATCACGAGTGTAGTCATCTTCGCCTAATCCATAGCTTGCAAGGGTTTTAGCTTCATCTTTAGCATCATCAGCAAGACCTAATGTTGCACGTAACCCAGCAAGACGCACCCCTGATTTAGTATCGAACATTTGTTCGTCTTTAGATTCTTTTTTAACAGATGGTTGTTTTCCTAATCTTTTTCTTTCTGTTATAAATTTATTAATTTTTAATTGTTCTTCAACAGTTGGTGTATCACCAGCAATATTAACAACCACAGATTCGTTAGGTAATTTTATTCTTATTTTTCCCATAAAAAACCTTATTTAGTAGCATCAAATTCTAACATTCCGTCTTTACCTATTGTAGGGTCTTTAAAATTGATAGTGCTTTGATAAACAGAAGAGTCTTGTAATATAGACATTACATCATTAAAAACATTTTTATTTATATACATACTTGTATCTCCTAATGTTTTCAAACCATTTTCTATTTCTGCATTTCTACCTCTAAAAATTCCTCTTAATTGTTCTAATCTTTCTCTTTTCTCTGCTCCACTTAATGTTGCAGATGTTATATCACCAACAAGTTTTTGTAATCTTAGATAATCACCCTCAGATATACCATTACCTGTTTCTTTACTTAAAAATCTTTTACTTTCTGCTAAAATTCTATCTGTCAAAGCTGAAGCTTTTGAAGTATTTGTTAAACCGTCATACTTTGTGCCATCTTCAGCAGTAAAACTTTGTCCCAAGTCTATATCTAAACCTATATTTTTAAGTTGATTTTGAACTTTTGAAAATATAGTTCCAACAGCGTTAGAACTTAAAAACCCACCATCTTCGTCTGACATATCGTTAACAATACCTTCTAAAGTATCAATTAAACTCATAGTTTGGGTAACATTTCCGTGAGCTACAGCATAATTTCTAGCGGCTGTTTTACCATTCATAACGTATTGCATACCTGATTTAGTGTCAGAGGCTGTTTGAATATATAGGGTTTTTTCCATTCCTTGTACACCCATTTTATCAAAACCTTTTAAATCAAATCCTTGATTAGAAGCTTTTATAAGTTCTTTATTAATTTCGTTTTTATATTCTAAGTCTTTTTCTTTAGCAGTTAACTGAGCTTTCAAAATTTCTAACTGTTGTTTTTGTGCAAAATCAAGATTCTTTACATTAATTTCATTTAAGGCGGCTCTTTGTTCTTTTAACAATGCAGATCGTGATGCTTCATCTTTAGCAATTTCTCCAAGAGCATATTTACCACCAGCTAATTGACCTGCTTTAGCTTCTTTAATAGCAGATTCAGCTAATGGTAAGGCAGCTTCTCCAGCTTTACCAACTTCATTTAACATCTTTCCTACATTAAATTTCTTTCCTGCTTTGTTTTGCATAAGATGTAAACCTAAAGCTGTCATAGCTGCTCTCATATCTGGTTTACCCGAAGGATCAATGCCTGTTGCTTCAAAAAATTCTTGTTTATATTTTTGTATATCTTCATCTCTTGTATTGCCTTTTGAATCTTCAGCTAACAGTTTAGAATATTTATCTGCTGTTTCATCTACTAAATTTTGAGTGTATTTATCTAAATCTGATTGTTTTTTAGTAGGGTCAATAAATTCAACAGAAGGTAAACCTTGCTCTTCTGGTCCTTCACCTTCGGGAATAGTTGGGTCGGTTGCACCTGCACCTGCACCTGTTGTGTTTACAACTGTTGTGTTTGCACCATCTCCATCTGTAATAGCTTTAGGTATGGTTTTAATTTGATCTGGAATTTTTAAAGCATCTAATTGTTCTTGTATTATTTGTGCTGGGTCGTCTTTAATTTGATCTGGCACTCCCATAGGTTTGTTAAATAATTTATTAAAACCACTTAAATCATTTTTTTCCATATAATCTTGAAAGTTATCAGAAAAAGTATTTTTATCTTCGGGTTTTTTAGCTAAAGGACTTTTTGATCCAAGTATTGCAGGTATGTTTAAAATACCTTGTGCAGGTCGCATCCCAAAATCGTACAAACCTAAAAGAGTTTCTAATCCAGCATCAGTAGCAGAACCTAATCCTTTAAGAAGAGTTTCACCAATTGTTATATTTGGATCAGTGTAGTCTTTTGCAAGAGAACTAAATCCTTTATCTTTTCCAACAAGATACCTTTTACCACCTGTTATATCTAAACCTGCCAAACCCGGTAAGTTTGGGTAAGGGTTGAATATTTTATTTAACAATGGTCTATTATCTTCAGCCATATTTAAGCACTCGTTCCACGAGGAGCTACACCTTGTAAGGCTGTATAAGCTCCCACACCTGATAAGAAAGGATTAGGGTCAGGTGTCGCTGCTGATTTAAAGGTGCTGGCTATACTAGAACTTGGCATACCTGATATAAAGTTTGAACCAAGTTGAAGTCTTGTAAATGGCTCCATAATACCTTGCATTTGATTTTGTCTGTAGGCATCAAGAATTTGTTGTTGGTAATCTCTTCCAAAATTACCCATACCCATCATTTGGTTTAAATCAGCTCTACCAAGTTCAGATGTTAATCTTCCAAGATCGCCTGTAGTTCCTGCAAAACGATTGTAAGCATCACCCATACCAGTAAATTTACCACCAATATCTCCAAATCGACTACCAATCATTCCTAACTGTCCACCAAGACCACCCATAAGCTGTGTTCCTGTTAACATATTTTTCATAGCACCTTGGAAACCACCAGAGCGTAGTTTACTTAATGCACTTGCTTTTGTATCAGCAACATTTTTTGCAAGTTCTGCTTCTAAAACAGCCCCACGACCACTGCCTCTTGTGCCTTGACCCTTTCTCTGTAAATTGCTTAACAATTTGTTTCGTTGTTTTGTAGCACCTCTATCAATATCAGCTTCTGTTGCACTTACAACATCTTCCAAATAAGGGTCCATATATTGTTTGTATGCTTGACCAGGGTCAGCTAATTGTCCTAATCCTGCACCGATAGCTGTTGAACCAGCTCCTAAAGACCCCATTCCTGTGCCTAAAGCTCCAGCTCCAGCACCTAAAGAACCAAGACCTGCACCGACTTGATCCGATGCACTTTGCATAAATGGTGCATAAGACCCGAACATTTGTGGGGCATACGCCATCGCCATTTGTTGCATTGGGTCCATTCCTGCTATTTTAAAGTCAGGTAAATTAATAGGTCTGTCTATTAAACCAGGCGTTGTTTGAGAGTCACCATCAAATTGACCGAATACACTTTGAAGAATACGTTTTTGTAAACCCTCTAAGTAAGGAGGTAATCTATTCATTGATTCTACAGTTTGAACTGCCATTACGCCATCCCTTCTAAATTACCCATCATATCATAGGCTCTTTGTATTCCAAGATTTTGATTTCCATTACCTAAACCTTTTACAGCATCTTTTGTCAACACAAATTCTCCTGCTGTTAACATAGCAGGTACGTCATCAACCTTACCTCCACCTTCGTATGGCATTATCGCACCATCTCTTCGAGGGAAACCCGGTTTACTAATCTGTTGTGGCATAGCAGGTCCACCCATTGCTGCGTACCGTATTCCACCTATTTGACCACCAGGTCCACCTTGTCCAAAAGGCATTCTTTGGTAATTAAATGGTGATGAAGTATCTTCGTCATCATCTCCTGCAAGAAGTTGAGCTAAAAGACCTGCAGCTAATCCTTCACCTAATTTAGAATTTAATATACTTCCTAAAAAATTATCTTCCAGACCTATTTTTTTAAGCATATCATACGAAAGAGTATTCTTTGAAGGATCACTAGAACTACTAGAACTAGTATTAGTTTGTGATGGGGATACTCCTTTTTTCATACCTTCGTTAAAAGCACCAGTTAAAATATTTGATCCAGTGCCAGCCCTAACAGGAACATTTGTTCGGGTTTGAGGAATAATATTAGGGAATTTTTCTTGCAAAGCAGTTCCTCCAATGCCACCTAATAAAGCTGATTTAAGGGCATCTTTTGGCTTACCACCCATTACCAAGCTTCCTATTCCACTTGTCAAAGCTTTGGTTATAAAAGGATTAGACCCCGCTGTTGTCAGCCCAAGAGCTTTCAAACCAGTTCCAGCCATAGGGCCAAGAAAAGTACCAGCAGCGGCAGGAAGAACAACTTTTTTTAATATATCACTTAAACCCATAACGTATCCTAACTTATTTCTAAATAACTAGCAACTATATGTAAACGATTACCTGTAGCTACTTGTGCTTTTAATATTTCAGAATCTTGTAACACTAAAGGCTGTGTTAATAGTTCAACTGTTGCTTTTGCTGATATAGCCTTATCTTTAAATATAGGTATTACGGCAGAAGCGGTATCTGTTATTGTTATCGTAATTGTATCAGCATTATTACTGTCCTCTGTTACAAGTATAGATTTTATTATATTTGTCGCACCCGCAGGTGTTGTTAATATAGTTTCATTATCTGTATCAGTAAAATCAAATTTTGCGTTTTTATATGTATTAGCCATTAATCAAAAAACCAACTTACTGCTTCATTACTGTTTGACACAGACGATGAATTTGTTTGTGTTATAAATAATTCTAATGCTCTTGTTAAGTCTTGCATGTATTGTCTATCAATTTGTTCAGGAGGTTCTGGTAATCTCGGTGGAACAAGTATAACTGACATTATCGCCTCCCATCAGGTCGAATATCAATTCTTGGAGAACCTAATTTCCATTTCATTTTTAAAGCACTTGATGCAATTCGTAAAGCAAAAGATCGACCTCTTGCCCTTAAATGTAATTGATTTGTGTACTCTTCAACAGGTGAAGTAGATGTTCTTGTAGTTACTCCACTGTCTGTGTCATTAAAATTATTACCGGGGAAATTACGAGCTTTAATTGTAAAAGTTGCCGCAGGGCTACTGCTCGTAAGTGAACCATCAAACGTAAGATCGGGGATAACTCGTTGTATCAAACTAAAACGATCACCATCACCAATATCCATAGAACCTGACTCAACATAAGAACTCATAGCCGAACCATCATCATCATATCCAAATTCATGGTTGTAAAGATAACCTCCCCCTGCGGCTATGGGGTAAAAACGTGTTCCACGATCAATCCATGATGTTCTTACAATTGATCCATAATACCAAACTTTTTCAGCATAATTGTAAACAACATAACGATCATTTTCGCCTGTGCCATCATTTGCTAATGAATTGCTTTCGGAAGGATAAAACCAAATAACTTCGCTAAACTCGGAGTTAATTGATGCGTACACTTTATCTTTTTGCGAACTATTAAAATCTAAAAAAACTTTATCTTTGACAGTACAAGGCAATTGTTGCGTTTGACCAGCATAAACGTAAAAGTTATCAGTTCCCATCCAAAAAACAACATCTTCTGTAGCCACAGCTGCTTTAGGCCCCATAATTGTAATGTTTGATGATAACTGACTAATACCATAATATAAAGGATCACCAATATATCGCAATGTATGCAATGATCTATCTGTCCAAACAAGTATCTCACGTTTTGTTTCAACTGCTTGTATAAAAGAAGAACCAGAACCTATACTTAAAAAACTAGCACTTGTGTCTGAAGATACAGTCCACACAAGAGGGTCATTATAAGTTGAAAATCGTATTAATAACGGGTCTTGAACTGTTGTTCCATAAGTATTTGCTCCAAATGCAAAAGTATGTCCTTGGTCACTAACAAGAACTTGTTTTGCAATAGTTGGAACATTAGCAGCTCCTGATACTGTGCTTATCTCTACGGCACGAGTTGTAAGACCATTGGTTTTATCCCAATAATAAATAGCACCATCTCTAGGATTTATTAATAAATCCTCATTAAAATTATCATGCGACCATGTTCTCAATTCGGTTTTAGTAGCTACAGTACTAGCATTACCCCAGCCTATAAAATCATCGGACGCTGTAGCGTTGCCTTTTGCAAGCCGAACAATTGTGTTGTCAGCATGAGTAGCTGCTGTTGTACCACCATGATTTCTTGTAACATTTAAGGTGTTATCATCAGTATCCCCTGCAACCAGCATAAGTTCTTCGTCAATTAAAATAACATCCCCTGCGGTGGTTATGCCTGTTTCATCGTCAACATCAATAGCTGTTTCACTGTCATCAAGGGCTTCGGCTAATTGTGTTGTCAAGGCTCCTGCTGTTGTTCCACCAAATAACCCAGAACCCCAACCTGTACCACCAACTTGAGAATCAAGGCCCGTGGACAATTGATAAGCAGCATCCGTAGCACTGCCCCCTGTGCCAGAATCAGAAGCATTGGCTGCTACACTAGCCGTAAAAGTGTATACGTTTGCGTTTGTAACCGAAACAACCTGATGTTCTGCGTTAAGTATGGTTGCTGTAATAACGCCTCCTAAACTAACAGCAGAACTAAAAGTAACAAAGTCACCTACGTTAGCTCCGTGGTTTGATTCCGTAACGGTTATAGTTGTTGAACCATTCGTTGCGGCAAAAGTTGTAGAGTTTGTTGTTGAAGTACGAAGAGGTGTTATATCACTAAACGATGCCCCCTCTTCAATGTAATATTTAAGGTGCGTTCCTATTCCTAAATAATCTGATCCGTCTAACGCTATCCAATTATGCAACCGTCTTGCTGTGCCTTGGTACGTAGAAGCTGAATACTTTTCCCAACCCCCTATTTTCTCTGGATAACCCATTCTAAACCGAACTTTATCACAATCAGACCAACCTCCTTCGTTACTATACGAAGTAACTTCTCTATTTATACCTGGTCTAAATTGTAGTTTTGTTAAGGGCATTATAGTTTAACTATATAGTTTAAGATTATTGTAGGTTGTACGTTGTTGTGTGCTTGACCTCCTGTTATGTCAACGCCAGAGGAATTAGCCAATGGACCAGCATTAGCATCCACACCTACGTTCCCTGTACCCGATCTACTTAATCCTGTTGTATTTGAACCACTTGCTAGATTAGCTTCGTTAGTCCTGTTTGGAATGTGTGTGTGTTCTGCAAGTTGTACAGCAGTTAATGTATGCGTTTCAGAACCACCTGTGTCTCCCAATGTATCTCCATTCAAACCACCCGTTTGATCTGTAAGTCTGTTCGCTGAAGAACCCCCCATGTCATCTTGACCTGCAACAACACGACCTCTTAGATCGGGAATACTAAAATCGCCAGAACCACCAGAACCTGATCCATAAGTTGTTCCTATTGCTGCATGAAGAGCATAATAGGTTGATCCAGAGGAACCTTGTGTTACAGCTTGTCCATAACAAAAAACCCACCCTGTCGGTGCTGATGTTCCTCCGTAAGGTACAATAACACCTGCTGGAAGAGGAAGTACACTAACACCTGCAATAGTAAAAGCATCGGTTTCCAATGTACCATCAACATCAACGTCACCTGAAATGTCTAACTCTATCGCTGATAAAACACCAGCAGAAGACAACGCCATTTTTTCTGTGGCTGCTTCGGAGGCACCTGTTTTAAAACTTAACTTTGTAGCGTTGTTATCTGCAGCAAAAGTACCTTCAGCAACTGCTTCAATAGCTGCGGCTATGGCTACAGCATCAGTGCCATCAGTATCACCTGCTGTAAAAGTAATTTTTCCAATTACATCATCCGCAACAATTGCATCTTCTTCTGATTTAAGATTTAGTGCAACTGGACTATCATCTGTTCCGTTAACAGTATTTGTTAACGTCAACCCACTGTTATGAACATGAGTTAGCGTTATCTCACTATCTGCACCAAAATTAATTGACTTGCTATCTGTAACTATATTTAAATCACCTTCATGGGTTAAACGCATTCTTTCTACAGCAGCATTATCACTACCAACTGTTGTAGCCAATTTAAGCACTAAATCAGTTGCGGTTGAATCATCATCAAATTCATCGTCTGCTTCAGCAATTATTGAAGCGGCAACTATTTGTGCATCACCATCACTGCCATCACCTTCGTTGGGAGCTTGGAACTGTAACGCACCTAGAACGTCACCATCGGTAATGGTTGTATCACTTGTTTGAAGTGTTAATAACGCTCCATCAGATGTTTTTATTGTTACATCAGAGGTAAAAGATTCTGTTCCTGTTTCTATAGAAGCGACTGCTGCTCCTGAACCTGCACCATCAGCATATACAATAGCTGTTTTACCCGTTGTAATCGTAACTGTGTCACCCGTGCCTTGTTTTATGATAATAGATTGGCTTGTACCATTTTTGATAAAATAAAGTTTATCCTGATCGTTTGGAGATATTGTTACAGTGTTCGTTCCACTCGGACTACCACCAAATACAAGAACTTTATAATGACCATCAGAAGCTGCTCCATCCGTTGTCGTTAAAGTATGTGTAGTTCCAGATAACGTAATGGCACCAACACCATTAATAGCTCTATCAATTATATCAAAGTTTGTGTTGGTGGTTGCACCCCAAGTACCTGATTGATCTCCTGTACCTATTTTTTCTATGCCGTTATTAACGGTATACGTACTTGCCATTTTATTCTCCTAACTTGTGCTTACGTCTGTCCAAGTATCGCCTGTGTGTGTAATATCTGTCCAAGTATCGCCAGAATGTGTGACCTCTGTCCACGTCACAGTAACACTCGGTGTAACTTCTGTAAATAACAATTCTCCAATAGATGATTGCGTTACATTAAAATCTTGTGTAGATACGCCTGTTAAAATAGCTGTACTTACGGACAATTGTTCGGCTAAAAATTCTATATTTGTTTCTAATTCTGTGCCTTTAACAAATCGTCCAGGAATATCGCCTAATCCAAGATTAAAACTTATACTGGTAACAGGGATGTCAGGAACAGACGTACCAGCAGAGGTTTGAGTATATATCGCTGATATATCGGCAATACCTGTCAATATACCTATTCCAGCAGATGCTTTAGAAGCAATGCCACTCATCTCTGCATTAGCTTCAAGTATTTTACTTATACTACTAATCGGTGTTTCAGAAAAAGCGACATGACCTAACATTACTGAGTAACTTCCTCTTTGGCTTTAAACTCATCTTTTTCTTCAACGGAATTTATTAAGGCTCCTGTAAAGGCGTTTTTGGCTATTTTCTTCTGATCTAATTGAAATGCCAACTCGTCTTCTTGCGTTTGCAAATCTTTAATCTGACGAATAATGTAGCGTTGGTTCGCTGTCATCTCATCTTGGTTGTATTCATTGCCGTTAATATTTATTACGTTTGTTTTGTCTGTCATTTTATTCTCCTGTTATGCGACTAAATCTGCTAAAACGCATTTATCTTTTACTTTCAATAAATGTTTTATATTCTGCTTTTATTGCATCAGTCCAAGCAGATTCAGCTACAGACTTTACTTGAGTTCCGTCAAAAGCTGATAAGTCAGTATCTGTGTGGGTAAATTTTCCATCACTATCTTTCTCTGTATGATATGGAACTAATGTACCTCTTTCAAAAGTTCTTGAAATTTCCTTATCATCTCTCTTAATAACGAGTGCTTTTCTCCACTCAATATTCCACTTTAATTTTACAGTTACAATATCGTATTCTGTTGATTCACTTAAAGCCATTTTTTTCTCCCTAACTAATCTACAAAGTATGTGGCATTAATTATAAAATTTGTACTGCTATCTATATTTAGCCAATTACCACTAGTTGCTGCTATGTCTGTAGATGTCGTGTCATAGATATAGATTGCAGTAACATTATTGTTTATCCTTGCATAGACTCGACCAGAATTAGAACGACCTGTTCCAGGGTCAGCACTTATTCCCCAAACTAGTATGTCAACTGCGGCATAATTCGTAACACCACTTCCAGATGTAAAAGGTAAATTCCCTAAAATTATAGTTCCACTTGGGCTGTTCGTACTCGTTGTATAAAGATAACCACCGATATGAACGGCTTTTCCAACCTTTCTGTAAAAGAGAGTGTTGTAACTTGAGTTCCATGCAAAGTTTCCACTATCAGCATAAGAGGATGGCACGAATGAACCTTCTTCATAATCCTCCAACGTGTTTGCATCTGTGTTACTAGTCGCTCCTAGTACAATACCTTTTCCAGCAGTTGAGAAAAAGATGTCACCTGTTT